GGCGCAGAAGCCGGACGGCACGCTCGACCTGTCGAAATACGAGACGTGGTTGAAACAGTACAACGGGGCGCTTTCGGCACGTCCCGAGCTGGCCGCCACTCGCATGCTGACGGATATCACCTCCATATCGGCGGAGATTGTCTCTGGATTGTCCCGCCATCGGATACCAACATAGGCCTCGCGCTCCAGCGCACCGTCCCGCTCCATCAGCGCTCGGCGGGCTTCCTCGATGTCCGGCATTTTCCCTCATCTCCTCCAAAGTTTGGTACGCCCAGCAGGACTCGAACCTGCGACCCTCGGCTTAGAAGGCCGACGCTCTATCCGACTGAGCTATGGGCGCGCTGTTGGTGCGAGGGGCCGGACTTGAACCGGCAAGCGGCGCACCCGCGGCGAGGTTTAAGCTCGCTGTGTCTACCGTTCCACCACCCTCGCTAAATCTGCTCATTGCGACCCGATTGCCGGCCTCCGCCATTGCCTTCCAGCGCCGTCGCGCCTTGCCGATAGCATTAAGGATGCTGAGCGTCCGTTTTGGGGCAGGTTTCATGGCGCTGAGATAGGCCTCCAGCATTGAATTGGTTGGTTCGATTGGACCGATATAGAAGCCTGCCCGTAGTAGCGCGATCAATCCATCGGTCGCCTGAGCCGCCGTGATGTTAAGTGCCTCCGCAAGAACATCGCGAGCGGAGCGTGCTGGACGTTCGTATATTTGCACCCGCTCGCGAGGCTCAGTAGTCACGACGCGCGCCGCCGTTCCTCGGCCCGACGCGCCAGGTCCGCCGGCGCCCCAAACGGGTATCGGCGGGTGAGATTGCCCCTAATGCCACGACCCAACCGAGAACCCGAATATCGGAGGCGGCTCAGAGAGAAAGCAAGCCACGATAAGGATGCCGCCGAAACAAAAGAACGGGAAACCACAAATGAAAACCGCATAGAAAAACTTACCTCCGCGATCATAAGAGTAGAACAACAGCTTGCTAGAACAAATAATGAGGATGATCCCCGCAACAAGCATGAGAGGCTTCATCGCTGCGTCGCCTTGATAATTGCCCATATTGCCCAGGCAGCTCCAACGATCGCGACGGCGACATCGAAGCAAATCCCTACGTTGTTGAGAGCTTGTGCCCAGGTCATGCGGCGCACCCTTTATTCGACTTTATCAGCGTTTTCAGCTTGCCACGCGGCAATATCTTCGTCGCGAGCTAGCCGCCATTCAAAGGTAAGCATTTTGCTGACATCGCTAGGCATGTCCCACATCTCTCCAGCAGATTGATCTGTCAGAAGGGACGTGAGTGCGGTAACCGCTTCTGCTGAAAGTCCAAAGCGGACAGTTTCGACGCCAGCCATTTCAAATCTCACGCCAGTATATTCGTTTCCGTAATCGTCCCGCACTATGCCGACTGCGACTTGACTGCCGTTGGGGAGCACGATCCGGCGCCCGGTCCATTCCTTGACGACGATGCCTTTGGTGATGCTTGCCAATAGGAAAACTCCCTTAATTGTTCATCTCAGAAAAACGAGAACGCCAGCGCGATCAGCAACCCGATGATCGTAGCGCCAGCGGCGAACTCCAGCGCGGCCTCGATAAACGCCCGCAGCGGGTGGCGCGCGGGTTGCCCCGTTGCGTCGTCAGCCCACAGCTCGTCAGCCTCGACCGCCGCCTCTCTGGCGTCAAGTTCAGCGGGAAACGGCCAGCGAATGGGAGTTGTCATGGCGTCTCCTCCGGCGGCTCCGGCAGCGGTTGCCAGTGCGTCGGTTGATCGATATGATAAATATGGCAGTGACCACCGAGCCATCCAGGGCTGTTCGCTTCGCCACGGCGACCCCAATAGGCGATCATCGGGCCGCGCGCTGTAGCCGTCAGGATCAGCGTGCTATCCCTCGGCGTGGTCGAGATCGGCTGCCACTCGCTCACGGCTTCGTCTCCTCGCACGCCGAGATTAACGAGGGGGATAGCTTGGGGCGCACCTTCATGCTGCCTATCTGGCTGGCTACTCTGTCGAGAACGGCTGCGGTATAGGTGGAGCGCTCAGTCGCGATCTTCTTTCCTGCGTGCATAATAGCCGCGTGATGGCGTTCTGCCGCTGCCGCTCGCTGGACGAATTCGGCGATTTGCCGTACCACATCTTGTGACTCGTTGCTTTCGACGATGATATCCATCTTAATTCGTCTCCTCGCACGCCGGGGTCCGCAACCCGGCCATGATCTGTTCAAGGCTGTAGCCGGGGAACGCGTCAAGCAGGCGCCACATCGCCTGAAACTCGGGGAAGGGGTCGAGCGGTTCCAGGTCGCTCTCTGGCCCCCAGACGCCGCAGCGCTCGATCGCGTCGGCCCGCTCGCAGGGGGTCATCACGGCAGCTTCTCCGATTCCGCCAGCATTTGGCGTAGGCTTTCGGCGATAAGGTATGCGTTTGATCCGTCATCGAGGCCGATCGCCGCCCCCTTAATGATACCCTCCAGAAAGCCGACCCGCCGCGCCAGGTTCAGCCGGCGCTCGACCTCTTCGTGGTAGGCTTTTTGCCATACGTCCATGTGCGATCACCGATCCATCAGCTTTGCAAGCGTCTCGCCGTTTTCTTCAAACTGTCTTTCCGCAAATCCGCCGATGATGCCGTGCGGAAGATCGGGATAGCGGTTACCCGAGAGCCACGCATCATAAACGTCGCGGATCATCACGGCCGTCACATCGGGGTAGCCGAATTCACGCAGATTGCGCGCGACGGCTTCCATGCCTTGGTTGAGCGTGGGGGTAACCTTTGCCATCTGCGTCCTCCGCTGTTGGGACGGATGATGCGCACGGTCAAGAACATGCGTCAACAAGAAAATGATTGACAGTCATGAGATTGTTTCGCTAGCCTCGTGCCCATGACAGGAACCGATCTGCGCATCGCGCTCTGGATGCTCGGCCTCAGCCAAAAGGATTTTGCCGCCAAGGCCGGTATCCGACCAGAGTCCGTATCTCGTTATATACGCGGCCACGCCCCGGTGCCTCGGCTGGTGGAAATGGCGGTGACCAGCCTGAAGAATACGGAGGCAGAACAATGAGCGGCGGTCCTGCAATCGGTCAGGATTTGGTTATCCAAGAATGGAGCAAGGAGCTAGTAAAGCAAATTGCAATGGACATCGGAAAAGAGACAGTAGCCTACGTTGAGGTGATGTACCCCGAGGCTATCACGGCTACCTCATCGACATTCCGACTATCTCTACGCAACCACATCCATAACGAAATTATGGCAGCTATAGAAGTCACTGACGAAGGAACAATTGTGGCTAGATTGAAGGATCGAAAGGCATTCCGCCGTCGGTGGGTTGGTGTATATCGAAAAATGCGAAAGGCTGCCCAATGACCGGCCGCACCCTGATCGTCTACCAGTGCGACTCGGTCGTCGTGATCGAGGATTGCGATGAGGCGCATCTGCCATTCACCCGGTCGTTGCTGACGCCGGAAAGCGCGGTGCGGATCGGTGAGCAAATGGCGGCGCTGGGGATGCGGATGCTGGCGCGTCGGAGGCGGGAGGCGGCTGATGCCTGAGATGGTCCACCGGGTGACGCAGGCGATCGTGGACGAGATGATTCGTCAGTCTGGAAGACAGCCGATCCGCAATGCCGCTTTTTTGGATATGAGCCAACGGGTCGCCCGCGCCGCTATCGAGGCCATGCGGACGCCGACCGAGGCAATGGATGTTGCGGGGCGACATTGGTGCCACGGCGTCGATGTGGGCGATGGTTCGATGCGAATGGCATGCGGCGCGTTTCTGGGCGAGACAGCATCAGAGCAATGGCGGCGCATGATCGACGCGGCGCTCGCGGAGGAGACGGCTGGGGAAGACCAATGATACCAACAGATCGCCTATGTCAGATCGTCGACGTGCAAAACCCACAAGTGGCAAAGCTACTTGCTGAAATACGGTCTCGTGATGCTCTAATTCGCCGCCTTGGTGGAACGGTAGACACGTTGGACTTAAAATCCGATGCCTCAGTGCGTGAGAGTTCGACTCTCTCAGGCGGCACCATCATTCCGTTCCGTTAAAAGCCAAAGGGAAAGTTGTTCAGGTGAGCGAAGCTGCATCGGGCATTTCGGCGCGGTTGCTCTCCGCTTGTCAAACGCAAGGTAACGCCTGCCATTGGTGCGGCCATCAGTTTCGGTTTGACCAAGGGCCTGGGCATGAAATGGCACCGAGTCGCGAGCACGCTACGCCGCGCAGTCTGGGCGGCACTAAAATCCTCGGGATCGTCCACCGACGATGCAACGCCATTCGTGGCATCATCGATCAAGAAGCGTTCCGGCGGATAATGGACGGGGAAGCGGTCACGCGCGAGGACTGCTGGCCGCACCTGTTCCCGCGCAACGCTGCCGGCGATGCAAATGTCTCAAATGGTTAGTGTCCGCCTCGAACACGACGACATGCTGCAGGCGATCCCGCGCCTCGTTGCGGAGGGGGTCGTTGTTGATGCGGTCGTGACCGATCCGCCCTACCATCTGACGGCTACCGTTAAACGCTTTGGGGCCGCTAATGCTGCGCCAGCGCAAGAGGGGCGCGACGGTGCTATGAAGCGCTTGTCGGGTGGATTCATGAATCAGCAGTGGGACGGAGGCGACATTGCTTTTCGCCCCGAGACGTGGGCGACAATAGGTTCCATTATGCGGCCTGGCGCGTTCCTCGTGGCGTTCGGCGGGTCCCGCACGCATCACCGCGTCTGGTGCGCGATCGAGGACGCCGGCTTTGTCATCCAGGACACGATCATGTGGCTGTTCGGGTGTCTCGACGAGGCCACCGAGGCAGTGACGGCAGAAGGCATAAAGCCATACCATAAAATCAAGGTAGACGATCCGGTATTGTGCTATGATCCGACGATTGGCGAGTACAGCTATCAGCCTGTCCTAGAGGTCGTGGAATATGCCTACGATGATACCGCCTACCGTCTTATCGGAGATTTTGGCGAGCAAGTTGTCTCCCGAAACCATCGCTGCATTGTTGAACGAGGCGGAAACGAAACATTCCAGTTCGCCGAGACACTGGAATGCGAGTCGCGTGTACCCGTTCTGGAAAGTTTGCCAGAACTGCAAGAAGCCCTTTCCGACCAATACAATCGAGCAGGCCAATCGAAACAAGACCTGCGGGCCAAACTGCGCCGCTGCTTTAATAGCGGTATCGAGAACAGGCGAGATACGGAAGCCGCGTATTCGATGCGCGCATTGCGGCAAACTGGTGAAAGACCCGCCGCCGTCTCGGCGTGTTCGCCAAGCGAAGGTCTATTGCAGCCGATCATGTCGCGCGAAAGCGAACGTGGTTCATCTGCTGCCCTTCTCGGGGAATGGCAAGGGCAAGCTGCGCCCAGATATGCCGTGGATGATTGGCGAGCGAAATCCCGCGTGGAAAGGCGGTCTGACTTATCGGAACCGGAAAGGAGCCTACGTCAATCAGCCGATCCGGTATGTGCGCTGTCCGGCGTTGTTCCTGAGTATGGCGAGGCGCGATGGCTACGTGATGGAGCATCGTCTGATCGTCGCGATGGCGATTGGGCGGCCCTTAACAAGAGTCGAGACTGTTCACCATCGAAACCATCAAGCCTCAGAGAATGCACAAACGAACCTGATGCTGTTCGCGACGAACGCGGAACACAAGGCGTTCGAGCATGGCGCGGCCATCGTTCCGCTATGGTGCGGGTGGTGCCATTCCGATACGTCGGCAAGGTCTGGTGTTTGCGCGTGCCCACCGGGGCCTTTGTTGCTGTCCGCAACGGGGTAGCCTTCCCAACGGGCAACAGCGGCTTCCCGAAGCGCCGCGACATGCTAAAGCCCGCATTCGAGCCGCTCTGCCTCGCCTACAAGCCGGGCGGCAAGCGGACGATGCAGGTGGATGAGTGTCGGATTGGGACAACTGTTGAGACATGGCCTTCGTCGCGCGCGCGTCCAATATCCAACGCTTTCTACACGCATAAACTAGCGGGCGATGACCGTACCAAAACTGTGGCGACCGGCGCCGTGCCGCCGGGCCGCTGGCCCGCCAACATCTGCCACTCGGGAGAGGACGAGGTGCTGGCGGCGTTCCCGCAGAGCGCCGGTAGTGTTGGCGAGTTTCGCCGCGTTGCCTCGAAGAACTACGAAAGCACGGTTCAGATTGCTGGGCGGAATCAAGATATAGCAGGAGTCGGGTTTGGCGATAGCGGATCAGCGGCGCGTTTCTTCTGGTCGCCCAAAGCCGGCGCGGAGGATCGCTGGGGCAGTCGTCATCCGACCGTCAAACCCGTCGAACTAATGAAGTGGCTCGTGGCGCTTGTTTGCCCGCCCGCCGGCCTCGTGCTCGACCCATTCGCCGGCAGCGGCACGACCGGGGCAGCGGCACTCGCCACTGGCCGGAACGCCATCCTGATTGAGCGGGAATTGGCATATTACGAGGACATCAAGGCGCGGATCGCCCACTACGAGGGCGCGGGGCAACATTCCCGCGTGGCGAAAGGCCGGAGGGCAGCGCCAGAGAGATCAGGGGCAGATGGAACCCCGCTTTTTGCTTATGCCGCATCGCCCGCAACACAGTCGGAGATGGCTCAACAGCTATGTGACACCGCCGGCATAGAGTCACGAGATTGCTCAGATGATTAGAGCGACTGAGGCTCCACGGGACAACGTGATGCACGTCGAGCCGCTTGCGTTTGTCGCCCAAGGCGGTCTGCAAAAGCCCGCATCGTTGGCAGGTATAGCAATCGCGCTTTCGCGCAGCCTCAGCCTGATCTTTCCAGTCCTGACCTCGCCGATAGTGTTGCGACGACCCGCCCTTCCACGACGGATGCCGTGCTCCTCTGATGTTTGCTGCTTGCCACGCCGAATAGCATCCCTTCGAGCAGAATTTAGCTCCCGTAGACCGATACGACACAAACGGTCCTCGACAAAATCGGCACACAGCATCAACCTGGCCACGCCGATTCCAGCATTGCCTAGAGCAATATTTCGCGCTGAGCCGATGGGCGGATACTTCAAAGTAGGTATCGCAACGGACACAGGATTTCGTGATTCTGTTTCGTGGTGGACCGACCCTGCCTCTTCCGGCTATCCCGCAGGCATACGAACAAAATCTCCGTTGCGTTCCCTTGATGTTGGCGAGGTTACCGCAGTGGGCGCAGGTAATCTTCATGTCTGAAATTATAGCAAAAATATCGGGGAGAGCCAGAGGATATGTCGCAGACATCCGGGAACGGATCGCCTTCTATGAAGGAAATGGGTTGCACTCAGCACACGCAAAAAACAGAAACAGAGGAAACGGTGTCAGAGCGCTGCGAGATGGGGGAAGGGGACGACCACTCACCGGCTATGGGCCGCTTTTCGATGCTGACTGAGGCTGAGCAAGAGGCCGACTGCATCGGCAGCTATTACGCCGCAATTGAGGCACTTCGACTGCGCGACCGGGCGAGCAAGCAAATCAGGGTGGAGTGGCTTTCGACTGGCGACGGGCGGCAGTTTGCCTGCGTGGGCAGCCAGTTGGTACATGGTGCCCCAGTCTGGTTGATTGAGCCGGATATCGGAAAGGATTTTACCTCGTGAGATTCCCTGTTTATCTCCGCGATGATCAATGGTTGCTGGTGGATGACCTTTTACGGGAAGCTGCAACAATTATGGCGAAAGAGGCTGATGTCGGTCAGCATCTAATGATTCAGTTGAAACCGCCTAGCCGGGTCGGACTCCGCTGGTGTGATAGCCGGGTCGCTGAAATACGAGCCGAAATTGCTCGGCGGCGTGCCAATAAAAATCAATCTGAGAAAGAACCGCGATGACCGAAACCCCAACCATCGACGACCAGATCGCGGCGGTGCGCCAAGCAGAAGATGCCCTTGGCGGTATTTTGGGTATAGCGAATACAAAGCTGCGAGGGAATATCCGTGCCGCACTCGCCAGCCTGGAGCAGCACAAGCTCGCCCTGGCCGTGGTCGAGGCCGCGCGGCAAGCTGTTCTCCAAATCAGAGTGCATGGCACAACCTACCATCGTCTAACCGACGCACTCGCTGCCTTTGACGCCGGGGAGAAGCCGCGATGACCACCGAGCACGAGAGACCCGCCGACGCGCGCGCGGCGCGTGATTTCTTCGCCGATCATGGCTTTCTGGATCGGGATAATGCTCGTGAGGTTCTACGCTGTCTCACCGCCGCCCGCCTCGCCCTCGCGCAAGCTGGGCCGAACGCCTCGCCCGCCCCCGGCTCCCTCAGCGGGAAGCTCAACCCGTTCCCGGAAAGGCTGCCAGCCACGCAAGCGACAGAGATCGCCGAGAAGCTGATCCGCGCCTATCTGCTCGATATCGGCGCCGGCATGGATGACTTCACGCAACATGAGGTGGAGTTTTCCGAGAAGATAGCAGCCGCCATTGGGGCCGCCGCCCAGGCTCCCGGCTACCTCAGCGGGAAGCTCAACCCGTTCCCGGAACCTGGCGCCGATGCGATGGCGAGAGCGCGTGCGCTGCTGGATCGGATGGCCATCGCATGGAACGAGCAGGATGATGACTGTGCAATCCTGGCAGCCGAGTTCGAGGCCGCCGAGGCGCGCGGCCGGGCGGAGCGGGATGCAGAGATCGAGCGACTGAAAGCGGGCTGGGATGTAGCCTTCAGTCGAGCAATCGAACTACAGGATGAAGTCGCCCGACTGAAGGCCAACCCTGGAATGAAGGTGCTGGAACACAAGTGGCTTGACCCCGAGTGCGTCGAGAGTGGTTGCCAATCGCTGAGGCCCGCCGGCGCCTCCGCGCTGGAGATCGCCGAGCGGTTCCGGCTTTTCTTCTTGCGCCCCTATCCGATGAGCGAGGAGGGGGTTGAGCGCGCCGTGCAAGCGCTAGCGCAGGAGATCGAGGCCGCCATCAGGCATAACGAAGCCCGGCCCGGCACCTCCGCACTAGAGGCCACGCGCAATCTGTTTCAGTCGCTTGAGGGGTGGCGGCCGACAGGCGACTGGACCGGAGTGCCCGCCCGCCTCAAGCTGGCGTTCGACCGGGCGCTGCACGCTATCAAGGCTGCCGAGGCGCGCGGGCGGGCGGAGGCGTTTTTGGCAGGCGAAGAATGCGCAGTGGATAACGTACTAGCCATCCTAGATGAAGAGGGGTGGCTAGGTCAGACAAAGCATCGGGTTCGCGCCCTTGTCACCAAGGAGCCTAGCGCATGAAACCCCGCCGAGGCCAGTTCATGATCCCCGAAACCGAGAGCGGCGCGATCAAGAAGCCGGCGGTGAAGCCGAGCGGCACGATCGCGCGGCGACCGCCAACGCGGCCTACGAAGAAGCAGGTCAAGGCTGCATTCGATTTTTTCAAGCCGTGAGGGAGCCGAAATAAGTAAGCAGCCACAGGTCTACACCGACGCGGATTTGGCGCTCTTCGCGCAGTATGTTGCGGCGCGCGCCGATCATCGGCCCGCAGGCTGTACAGGCGCAGAGATGTGCTGGGTCGAGAAGGGGCCGCCTGGGTTGGACGGCAGGAGCACTAAATGCCTCGGCTGTGGCCTTACGGTAGGAGACGGGAGGCTAGGCATGCCGCCGTCGGCAAGCAGGCGCCGATGACCCGCCTGCTCCCTCCCGCGCTCGCCCTGGCCTTCGCGCTGTCGTGCTCCGCCGTCTGGGGCGAGCAGACCGATTGGGCGATCGAGCCGGGGACAATTTGTAGTAAGAGCGAGGCGACGTGTCGCGAAGCCGTCAAGGCGGTCGCCAAGGGGTGGCTGTGGCCGGACCTGCGCGGGATCGAGCTGCGGTGCGAGCCTCACGCGAATTGCTTTGACCAGCGCTCGCTCTGCATTCAAGGATATTCGTGCTGATGGGAAATGGAAACTGGCGTGAGGAAATCATCGGCGACTGCCGGTTGATTCTCGGGGATTGCCGCGAGGTGCTGCCGACGCTTGCGCGCGCCGATGCTGTCGTGACCGACCCACCATATGGAATTAATCATTCGTCCTCGCACGGTGCGTCGTGGCAAAACACGCGGATCGCTGGCGACAATGATACATCGCTACGAGATGATGCTCTGCTTGGTTTCGAGAATGTCGCCGCGTTCGGTACATGGAAGACGCCGCCGATCACTGACGCTACGGGATGCCTCGTATTCGACAAAGGGCCTGCCTTCGGTATGGGTGATCTATCGTTCCCTTGGAAGCCCTCGTTTGAGTTGATTTATATCCGGGGCCGTGCCTGGCGAGGGAGGCGCGACGAGGGCGTGCTGCGCGGGCACGTCCAGGTGTCGTGGGAGACGCAGTTTAAGGGCCTCGGTGATCGAGAGGCGCGTAGTCATCCCCACCAAAAGCCGTTTTCGCTATGCGAGGCGTTGCTGCAGAAGTTGCCGCGCGAGTTTGTCATTCTTGATCCTTTCATGGGTAGCGGCACCACTGGCGTCGCCTGTGCTCGTCTTGGGATGCCGTTTGTCGGGATCGAGGTAGACCCGCGCCATTTTGAGACAGCGTGTCGGCGAGTCGAGCGAGCACAACGCCAAGGCGACCTGATCCGCGACGTGTACGAGCGCCCGGCTGCATTGGAGCCGATGCTGTGAATGGAATTTGACGATGCGCGCGGCCCCCGAACAGCGCCTCCAGCGCGCCGTGGCAGACTATCTCGCGTGGGCGCTCTTGCCACCCGCTATCTCGACTTCACACCCGGCAGGCGGGGGCGGGGAGCTGCGCGGGAAGATTTTAAAGGGCACCGGCAACCGAGCCGGCTGGCCCGATATCGAGATCATAGCGAATGACGGCAGGTTCTACGGAATCGAGTTGAAATCCGCTCGCGGAGTGCTGTCAGAGGCTCAGCGGCGCACGCTGCCTGCTATCAATGCTGCTGGGGCACCAACAGCCGTTTGCCGCTCCTTGGATGACGTACAGGCCGCGCTGATGGCCTGGCGCATCGCGACACGCGATACCAAGCCGAGCACCGAGCGCATCCGCGCCGGCCTCCTCGCGCCGCAGGAGTTTCCGGAGAGCGATCTAATCGGAAGGCGGCGCAGAAGGGCGCAATAGTGACAGATCAGCGCCAACCTCAATCCCACGGCGCTCATACGGAACAGTCCATTCCAAGCCCTTCCGCCGTACTTCTTTTCGGAGAGCCCGGTGTGCGGCAGCGAGCGTCCTAAACCGGCGTACATCGTTTCTGACAGATGTGCGGACAAGCCAGCCATTGACGGCGACTTCGTATGGGTGTTCGGAGAACCCGGTATGGATAATTTCCAGAAGAGCGCTCATAGGTTTTCCTAAAGGCTATGTAGGCGCAGACGGTCGTAGCAGTTCTTCGGCTAGCGCCTTAGCGGCGCGGTACTCGCTCCCGCTCGGCCACCGCGGACCTTTGCGCGCGAGCCTGATCAGCATGACGTAGCGGGTGTTGGCCTCGTTAACCACCTGGCGCGCCAGCCATTCGCGACCGGCGATCTCGAAGGGGGTTTCGTTCATTTTACCGATAATCAAAGATGGGGAAAGTTGCTGGTTTTCTTCCGCGACAGAGCCAGCGTGTCGGGTCAAGGATCGAGCGCTAGGCGCTCACGCCATCTCGGCGCGGAGAAGACCCCGGAAGAGCGGTATTTTTTTTGACGTGGGTTCGTTGCGCATCCTCAGCCGCCGCTTGCGTGGGGAATAAACCCGCAAAGCATCGATCGTTACCGAGAAGCGCCACATAGCCACCGCTCACGCGGTAAACGTCCAACCCCTTGTAAACTGTGCCAGACATCAAAACCGCTGTCCGGTCAGTATTGCTCGGGTGCTGGAAAATCGAAATTATCTCAGGCATCTCGTCCTCCATTCTGACGATCCCACCCTAGCGCCGTTGCGCGAAGGTGTCAACACCTATTCTCGCTTCTCCCACAGTGCAAGCGCTGCCTCCGCCGCCTTTCGCGCCTCCTCATCGCCGGCCCGCTTCTCAAGCTCGACCGGCGGCCCGGCCGCATCGCACTCACGGCAATACATCCTGACCTCATCGATCTCGGCGAGGGTGTGATCTTTCCGCTCTTTCCAGACGAAGACTGGCGGTTCCTCGCAGCCGCAAAACGGGCACCGGGTCACAGCAGCGCCCCGCGCCGCAGCAGATGCACCGCCAGCGAGATCACCGCGACGCTGACTAAGAGGATTGCCGTCAGGTTCAGCCAGACCCACTTGTAAGCGAGACCGATTTCTATGGCGCCCGCCGCTGCGAATTGCGTGTCCATTTTCTCTTGACGATCCCTGCCGTATCAACGGTCAATATCGCGATCATCCCTCATTTTCTCGTATTCCTCGTCGGGGTCGAGGCCGTGGATCGGGCACCATTTGTCGGTCTTGCGGACGCCTCCGGCACCCAACTCGCCCGAACAGGTGCAGCCAACCGCCCGAACCTTTAGCTGATGCGCGGGGTCGTCCCTTTGTAGGCTTGCATCCATTTGTCTAGCCATCCATTCATCGCGTTGTTTTATTGCGGCGTCAGCCTCAGACAGGGCATGGTCGCGTTCAGATGCCATCCCGATATTTGCCGATACCATGTTTGCTATCGTCTGTCTGGCCTCGATGAGGGTGGCAATCAAATCATCTATAATATCGCGTCCAAGCCCGCGATAAGCCGCGAATGCTTCACGGGCCTCGTCCACAATATCCTTGGTCCCCCGCTTGGGGACGGAACCAAGGAACGCGAGTCTACCGCTCGACTTCTCGGCCACTGGTGTAGGTCCACGTCTCATTGTTCTCACCCTCCGCCGTGTTTCCTCGCCGCCTTCTCGCGCGCCCGCTTCGCCCGCATCACGCAGCGAGCCAAGATGACGTGCTTGGCGGCGGCATAAGTCCGGTAATCGGCGAGCAGCTCCGCTATCGCGCGGTCGATCTGCTCAACCTCTTCGAGATCATCCTCCCGCGCACCCTCGCGCCAATAGGAATGCGCCGGCTCCGGGGCGTCCCGGATCGTGCTGCCCTTGCGCTGAATCTGTGTTCTGATTGAGATCACGGGGGCGCGCCATCGTGCGGGGGTCGGCCACGTTTATAGAAGCGGTCAGGGGTGATACCGCGTCTGCGGCGAGCGCCGTCTCTTTTACAAGTGCGGCACTCTAAAGAGCCGCGTTTGTGCAAGAAAGCATCAGCCAACAAATGCCCCTTTGGGCAAGTGTCTTGACGTGTACGCCGCGCCATCATTCAGTCTCCCGGATTTGGTCGAGCCGATCCTGCCGCCGCGCTTCGTCGCGCTCAAACTCGGCGAACCATTGAGGGCTGGTCACTGTACCCTCCCCGTTTCTTCAGGTTCAGGAATAGCTGGTGCCGGTTCCTCAATCACGGCGACAGCGGTTTCGGCGATCTCTCGGATCAACGCGATATTGTTGCCATTCTCCGCGAGCACGAGGATCGTTCGCATTGCACAGTCGAGAAGCGGAAGGGCGCGCAGGGCCATCGTAATCTGCCCTTCTGTCTCATCGTCAATGTCGCCTCGCGGATTAACGAGGGCAACATCTCGCCCGCGCCATTCGATTGAACGCGTCACCGATCCTGGCGCTGCGGTTGCGATCCACTCTCCCCCTGGTGGGGTGAGCGCAGCAGAAAGGCTTGTGTCTAACCTATACGGGCGCCGATCCTGCGCTTGGTGGAATGCACGGTAAATCAGGTTTTTGTGTTCTGTTATCATCTCTGGTCTCCCGTTCTGGCGGGTTATCGATCGTTTGCAGGCAATTGTCTCTCAAACCCCAGCGATTCGAGGCCGCTCACCACCTCTTCAATACGGGGAACATGCCCTAGCTTGCGCTCCGACAATGCGGCAAGCATCTCGATAAACGCCGGTCCCAATTCCGCCAGCGCGTCCCAGCCATCCGCGAATGTCTCGAACTTAGGATACGGTTCGCCTTTGATGAAGATGAAGGAGAATTTCGCGTCGAGTTGCGCCTTGGTCAGCGGGTTCCAGTAAGCGACTAAAATCTCGTCGGCGACATCGCCGGATAGCGTACTCGCAACCCACGCATTGGCCTTGATCATCTCGCTGGTGACCCAAAATTTGCGCTCAATTTTTTGCATCTCGTGCTCTCCCTTTTTGACCCGCGCATCCTGGCAGCGTTGCGCGAGGGTGTCAACGTTTATTTTCGGCCTTGCGCCGATCACGCGCCCGCCTATGGCCTCGCGCCAAAATACGATGCTTTTCTGCCGCTATCGCGCGGCGTGCTTCGTCGAGACGCAACCATGCGGCGTCCAATTCGGCGACGCGCCGTAACTCTGCCGGGGTTGCTCCTTCGCGCCATGCAGGTTCAGTCATGAAACTTCCCCCTGGCGAACCATCGTCGCAAACGCCTCGGCGTCAGCTATGAGACGGTCGAGAGCCTCCTCCTCAGATGTTCGGTTATGGAGCGGCAGGCTCTCTCGATACGGAATGAATTTACCGCGCACCCGACATCGTTTGCTGATGTACGGTCTAGCCACAATCGTTTCGTCCCATATGCGCACACTAGCAATAGGAGAAGCGAACATGCTCCGTTTGATACGGCGCCTAACTATCGGGTCTAGTGTTTCTTTGGTTACGTCTAGCATTTCTGGTGTAAAATTATACCATTCCCCTTTAATCCTATGCGGCTCAAAAAGACAGTGCATCTTTTTTTCGTATCCTGCTGGGACATCTATTTTATGAATGACACGAATAACACCGGGATTGCTAACATTTAGAGAATTCAATCGCCTTTTCAGATTTTGCGTGCATCCGATCTTAACGGGTCCATCGTCGCTTACCTGAATAATATAAATAATCATTTAGTGTCCTCGATGGCCTGTAATAGATAACGAATAGACATTTCTACTGTCGTTGGTATCTTTGCCTCCGTTTGGCGTCGTCTAGTAATACCGCTTTCATAATCTGATAGACGACTAAGGGATATTCCAAGCCGTGCTGATAGCTGCTTTTGTGTCATCCGCAACTGATGGCGCGCGAGCCGTAATTCATGATTTGTCATGCCGGAATAATGCGACTGTCGCACAAAAAATGCAACATCGTATTTTTCGTTGCAATCCAGCCGGCACCGTGCGCTAGGATGGCGGCGGCGGCAGGAGCCGGTCGGGGTAGCTCCCCGGCTCGACACTCTCTGGCGCGGCGCTACGAGATTGCTCCTGCCTCCCCCTCGCGCCGCCCGAGGAGCGCCGCGCGTTGACCGACGACGAAATCCTTGCCCCTGGCATGATCACGTTTCCAAATGGGGGCGCGGTCGATGTCCATTCAGTAGACGCTGTACAGGTCTTTTTCGCTCTCCGCAGGCCGGGGACCGACGAGTGGGTGTTGCTAAGGAAAAGAATCGGGCTGTTTCTAACCGGCGTCAGGGACGCGAAAGGCGAGCGGCCATGATTAAGGCTACCCTTGCCAATTTCGCCGCGATGACCAATCGCGAATTCAGCCATGACCGAGCCAGCGAGAAGAGGGTTCGCCTAAATGGCTAGGAAATTGAATATAGTTGTCATTCCGCTTGAGGATCGGTTTTGGGCTAAAGTAGCAAAAACTGACGATCCAAATGAATGTTGGTTATGGAGAGCACATATATCACCAAACGGATACGGCTCTATTTTTCATGGCGTAAACCGTAAACCTCGCATGTTGCAGGCGCACATAGCTTCATATTTATTAAACAATGGAGGAATACCTACAGGATATGACGTAATGCACTCCTGCGATGTTCGGCACTGTGTCAATCCAAATCATCTTTCTGTTGGAACAAGAAAAGATAACATGGAGGACGCTGCTAAAAAAAATAGACTTAGACATGGTGAAAATCACTACAATACAAAAATTACTGATGAGCAGGTGAAAGAAATCAGAAATATGCCTATTTATCACGGGTGTATGACAAAATACGCACGTATATATAACGTGTCCAAAGAACAAATTAGAGATATTATTCGGAATAAAAGACGGGTGAATGTAAAATGATAAAAGCAATTCTATCTGAATATGCAACATCATCTAACAAAGTATTTGCACATGACCGCAATAATACCGTTGGGGCTTCAGATGTGGGAGCCTGCCTGCGGAAAACATGGTTCGCCAAGAACGAGACGCCACACGATCCCGGCTATATCGACCGCTATGGCGCCAGGCTGCGCGGCAATCTTATAGAAGATTTCTACGTCGTCCCGGCGTTGCGGCAAGCCTATGGCGACCGGTTCCACATAGGCGGGGACCAGCAATCGACAGTCGTTGACGGCTATCTCTCAGCCACCCCGGACGGCGTGATCGTCGGCGTCGAACGCGATTGCCTCGCCGACCTCGGCGTGCCCGACATTGGCGACTCGTCGTGCATCGCAATCGAAATTAAATCAATCGATCCCCGCGCTGAATTGAATGACCGCGCCCGGCCACAGCACACGTTTCAGACCCAGGTGCAGATGGGGCTCTTACGCGCTCACACACCCTACCGGCCCGACTACGCGCTGATCTGTTACGTTGACGCGAGCTTTCTTGACGAATGCGCCGAATTCCCCGTCGCGTTCGACCCGTCGATATTCGCCGCCGCCCACTATCGCGCCGAGGCGATCATGGTCGCGACGGATCCGCAAGAGTTATGGCCGGAGGGTAAGCTCGCGGGCGGCGCCGAATGCCGGTTCTGCCCCTACGCCTCGCACTGCGCCGCGGTCACGGTTAGCGGCATTCCGCGCGAGGAACACCCGCTCGGCGATAACGTGATGGCCGAATTCAAGGCGCTGCACGATCGCGAGCGCCAAGCCAGCACGCAGGTCGATGTTGACGGAAACCTGCTCAGCATTATTCGTCAAGAGATAAAAGACCTGCTGCGCACCAATGGCGTGCGCCGGGTTCACGGTGATGGCTGGAGCATTGAATGGTCACCGGTTAAGGGGCGGCAGACCCTCGACATTAAGGCGGTCGAGGCAGCCGGAATCGACCTTTCCGAATATCGCAAAGAGGGGCAAGCGGGCGATCGCTTGGTTGTGAAATGACTGAATGGCGAACGATCGACGAATTTCCTGAATATCAAATTTCGGAACATGGCAAGATGCGCCGCGTTTCTGGCGGGCGCTATAGAGCCGCCATACTCAATGGCTCAGTAGATATTCATGGGTATGTCGGATTTACATTCAACCGCAAACATTTACACAAAGCCGAAAAGCGGAAAATACATCGGCTAGTGGCATTAGCCTTTTTGGGAGCGCAACCATCCGCCGCCCACGAAGTGGCCCATATTGATGGCGACAAAACTAATAATCACTATACTAATTTGCGATGGTGTACTCATATAGAGAATGAAAAGGACAAAATTAATCATGGGACACTAAAAGCAGGCGAAACCAATCATTTATCAAAGCTGACATCATCCGATATCTTGTTAATTAGATCAGAATTCGCCAACGGCGTTGCGATACGGCAATTGGCGGATAAGATGGGCGTTACGTTCCAGAATATCTGGTACATCGTCCATAGGCAGACGTGGAAACATGTCTAAAACATCAACCAGTAAAAGGAAAGCAAACCCAAATGACAAATGCATTAGCCCCCATCGATACGTCTGATCCGTACTTGGCGTACGCGGCTAAAACCGTTACACAGGAAGGATCATTTCTTTCCTTCAAGGGGGGAGAATGGCTATTCGGCCAGGACGGCGCCATGCTGGCGCTCGGCACCCGCCTCGCCTGCAATATGGAGGGGCTGAAAATCGGTTGGCGGCGCTGGTGGAATAAGGAGATCACCGACGATCTGCTGGAACTCCTTTCCGACCAGAAACCGGTCCCGATGCGCAACAGCCTCGGCGATCCCGATCCCGGCATGTGGGAGGTCGGCACCGACGCCAAGCCTCGTGACCCGTGGGTGTTCACCAATCAGCTGCAATTGATCGACGCCGAGGGCAACCTCTACCTCTACTCGACCAACAGCAAAGGCGGGCTCAACGCCATCGGGCAGTTGTGCAAAGCCTACGGCCAGGAGCGCCGGCAGCGGCCCGGCATGATCCCGATCGTGGAGTTGTCGAACGACTACTACATGCACCGTGAGTATGGCAAAACCTATGTGCCGAAGTTCGAGCTGGTTGGCTGGACGGAGGCCAACACGCTCGATATGGATGGCGGAGCCGAACTGCCGCCGCCTGCCGCCGAGCCGGCCAAGGCTACGGGTCAGCGTGCCGCAAACCCTACCAAGGGCGCGACCAAGCCGACAGCGGCGACGGCGGCGGGGAACGGGACGAACTCGACGACGACATCTCCGACATCCCGTTCGGTTAGGCGCTTCTAGCCAATGACCGAGGTATGGCGCTCCACCCCAAGCTTGCCAGAATACGAAGCCAGCAATTTTGGCCGAGTGCGGCGGCGTGAGTTTTGGGGCGCCTTACCTAACGGGGGGACAAGAAAACATGGCGGGGTCGCTCGGGCAGGCGCGTCTTGCGCAAGCGACCCTCGGCCTGTTTTGGTATTCCGGGGGAAAACATATAGGATTTCAAAATTAATTTGTGAGGCTTTTCACGGTCCCAAACCATTCCCTAAAGCAGTTGTGATGCACATTGACGATGATGTGCAAAACAATGCGGAAGATAATATAAAGTGGGGCACTCAGAAGGAAAATCTAAATACAGAAAAATATCTAGCATATCGTCGGTCGCGCAAAGGTATCAAACTGCGCAAATCTTTATAGCCGCCCGAACACAACCGGGCGGCTGTTTTCTTTTCAGGGGAGGAGCGCCCGGTGCGCGATTTCGACTATGCCGCTGCCGCCGATTTTCTCGGCCTCCTGTTCAGCGAAACCAGGCAAGCGGTCGAAATTCGCGCACTCCCCAACGACTACGGTGCGGGCCCGGCGCGTCCATTGTTCACCCGCGATCCCGATCTCGTGCAGCGGCATTGCGAGAAGTGGGACGACATCGGGCGAGCGGTTTACTTTGGGGTAGCGACACGCGCCGGCGGGACGGCTAAGGGCGATCGGGCGCACGTCCGCGAGCTTCCGGCGCTGTGGAGCGATATCGATTGCTACAAGCTCGGGATCTCGACCGACGAGGCCGTTGCCGCGCTGCTGAGCTTTAGCATCCCGCCTAGCGCGATCGTCCTGTCGGGCGGCGGTGTTCACGCCTACTGGCTGCTGGCGCGTCCGCTCGACGTCAGCCAAACCGACCCCGCGACCTGGCCGGCGGTCGAGCTTGCCGCGGTCGGCGCGATGAAACAGCTTGCCGGGGTCTTTGCCGGCGATCTCGCGGTGTGCGACCTCGCCCGCGTCATGCGGCTGCCGGGCACTCACAACACCAAGGACGGCACGCTGCGGGCTTGCTCGGTGCTGCCGTGCTCGACCTGGGCTTGCGTTGATTTTGAGGAGTTGGTCGAGCAGCTCGACATTCAGGGGCCGCTGCTCACCGTACCGGTCGAGATGCGGCCGGCGCCGCTGGACAACCCCTGGCTGGCGCACGCAAAAGCTTTCACGTGGTCGATGGGCGTCGATGTCAGGGCCGAACTCGACGCGATGAAATACAAGGGGGCGAGTCCTCATTCATGCACTGAGACACGCTGCCGGGTATCGTCGAGCCTATCCGCGCGCGGCGTCCCGAACGACGAGATTTTTACCATGTTGATGGCCGAGACGCGCCGGGTTACGGCCGAGGCCGGGGTCGATGTCTATCTGAATTGGGCAAACGAAGAGAAAAAAGTATGGGCCCAGGTCATCAGCGCCGAACGGAAATTTGCACCCGAAACCGGCACCAAGCGCCAGAGAAGCGGCACCGTGATAGCGCTGCGCGGCGGCGGTGCCAAGCCTGCGCCCGACGATCCTCTCGAAGACCACAGCGATGCCCCGCCCGAACCACCGGCGCCCGAGAGCATCGCCGGAATTATCGATCTGTTCAATTCCCGCTATATGGTCGTCAACGAAGATGGACGCGCAATCATCTATGAGCCTGTCCACGATACGCGCCTGAACCGGCGCTACTATCTCAGGATCACATTCGAGGATTTGAAGCGCTTTCACCTCAACCGGCGCGCCATAGCCTATTACAAGCGCGACAAACGCACCGGCAAGCAAGAGCCGGTCATCAAGACAATGGCCGAAATCTGGCTAGAACATGCCGACCGGCGCGAATATCTCGGCGGCGTGGTTTTTGATCCCGCCGGCAGCGCCGCGTCGGGAACGCTTAATCTATGGCAAGGGTTCTCGGTTGCCGCCGCTGCCGGTCGCTGGGATCTGCTGAAGGCGCATATCCGAGACGTGATCTGCGCCGGTGATCCCGATCACTTTTCGTTTTTGCTGGGTTGGATGGCGCGGCTCGTGCAGTTGCCCGCCGAACAGGGCGAGGTCGCCGTGGTCATGAAGGGCGGCGAGGGAACCGGCAAAGGCACGCTCGCCCGCGCGCTCTTACGCATCCTCGGCCAGCACGGACTGGCGATATCGAACGCCAAGCACCTCACCGGCTCCTTTAACGGCCACCTGCGGGACACGGTGTTCCTGTTCGCCGATGAGGCGTTCTGGGCCGGCGACAAGCAGCATACGGGTGTCCTGAAGGCGCTGATCACCGAGCCATTCCTGACGATCGAGGCCAAATACCAGACACCCGTACAAATGCCTAACTTTGTGCACCTGATGATGGCGTCGAACGAGGATTGGGTTGTACCGGCATCGCTTGACGCGCGCCGATTCTTTGTGCTGGAGGTCGCCGCCGACCATGCGAACGACCACGCCTACTTTGACGCGATCTGGGCCGAGATGATAGCCGGCGGTTTCGAGGCCATGCTGTTTGATCTGCTTAACTACGATCTATCTAACTACAACCATCGGCATGTGCCGCAGACCAGTGGATTGCACGAACAGCGTAAATTGTCGCTCCCGGTGATTGACGAATGGTGGAAGGATTGCTTGTCGCGCGGGTTTGTATATCAATCGCGCATCGGGCTTGAGGATTATTTTGAGCAATGGCGCGAGGTTGTTTCCACGGCGTTGTTGTATTCGTCATATCTTGTTTTTGCCAAAGAGCGCCACGAGCGCCGGCCAATGTCGCGAGAATGGTTTGGCCGGTATATGAGATCACAGGGCGCGAAGGCCATCCGGCCGCTGACCGGAGCGACCGGCGAGCATGTCGGATCGGAGGCCAATTCGTTCGGCGGCACAACCAAAACGGCTAAGGTGATCGAGGTGGAGCGGCCACCGAGCTATGTCGTGGGCAGCCTAGTCACTGCCCGAGGTGCGTTCGAGGCCAGCACGCGACTTGCGATCGAGTGGGAGCCGGAAGAGCACCCCGACCCGTTTGAGCCGCCGTTTTAGGGGTGTGTCAGGGCTTACTCTGACGGCGATTTTGGCCGATGTCCTGTAACGAATTGCAATTACAGGTGTTTTTCGCCCGTCAGGGCATACCCTGGTATTTCGTTTCCAAAAACTTTCACGTGAAAAACGTGTGCGCATCCACGTGATGTGAGACGTTTCTCCTTATGTAGTATATTATATTCTCTGTATACACAGGATACCCTGACATGATAAGGGTTTGAAAGGAGATTTAACGGACAGAGTTGAGCAGCCTACGGTGCCGGTTCACTGATGGTTGCAGAAAGGCGCGCGGCGCGCGCAATGCCAAGGGGAGAGAGAAATGATCGATTACACGCTGATTAAGGCCAGGCCGACCCGCTATCGCGGCGTCATGTTCAGGTCGCGCCTGGAGGCGACCTGGGCGGCGTTCTTTGATCAATTGCAATGGCCGTGGGAATATGAGCCGTTCGAGTTGAATGGTTGGCTGCCGGATTTCGTAATCAAGGGGGAAACGAAAGATGTGCTTGTTGAAGTCAAACCAACGACAACACCGGATCTCGATACATTAGAAAAGATAACAAGAGCAGTGGGATTGTCGGCTCATTTGGTTTATTGCGGATCGGGATTTGTGGATGAATATTTTGCGGGTGAGCGAATGCCGTTCGCTTCAATTTATTCGTGTTGCATGTGTGAGTCGGGCGCGAGGTATGAATTGGTGGTAAAAGATCAGCCAGCTTATGATTGGGGGGCCGCTGAAAAGATAATATCCAAGATGGTTATTCCTCCTGAAATCAAAGAATTGTTGGCTAAGATGAAATACACCGGGCAATGCGTTTGGATGAATCGGTATATCGTAAAAATAAATGGTAAGTTCGATATCGTGTTCGGTCATTGGCCGACTTACACCGGGTTCAGAACAGGAATCGAGGTGACTGATGGCGGGGACGACCCGTATGTGGGCGATGAAGTGCGCGATTTGTGGGCGCGAGCGAAGAACGCGACGCAATGGCGCCCGCATGGCTGGTGAGCATGACCCCCAAAAGCGAAGGGCGCCCGACCGCGCCCGCTCGTGGCGCTATCGCCGCGTTCTGCCGCTCGGCTAAGCGTTGCGCTTAGCAACCGTATTCGTCGCTTGCCTGCGTCTTGAACCCATAGCGCTCGATGATGAATTCGATGAACGCGCCGCGCGGGATGCAGCGATTGATCTCGACGACATCGTGCTCGCCATCGGCAAGGCGGTCAGCGTGCGTCTTACCGGCCACCGCGTCGCGCACCCACGAGCCATAGATGCCGGCGTAATGCTCGATCTGTTCGGCTTGGATGCGAAGCGCCTCGGCTTTGGTCATTTTGATCATCTCGTGTTCTCCCTTTCTGACAATCCCGAACCTATCCCTGTTGCGCGAGAACGTCAACATAATTGTGAGCTAATCGCCAATTTTCTTAAGCCATTCCCCACAAGGCGAAGGGCGCCCGATGGCGCCCTCCCGCGCGGCGCTCCCGCGTGGTCTCTCAAAATCGGAAATAACGGGTGTGTTTGGCGAACGCAGCGCTCAAATCATTTGCTATTTTGAATCGACCCGAGGCTCGTAAAATGATGGCTGCGATCCGTACGCCGATTAACAAAATGACCAGCGCACCCATTGCCCACGCTATAGGTGTGGCAAATTCATGCCACGGCATAGCTATCTCCCAGCCGAAATGCCGGCTATCAATCCAGCAATGCCGACCACAACCCCAGCCGCAATGCCGGCTATCAATCCAGCAACGCCCACCACAACCCCAGCCGCAATGCCGGCTATCAATCCAGCAATGCCGACCACAACCCCAGCCCAGCCACAAAACAAACACAGCACCGCCATCCCGTCGCAGCGCCGATAGGCACCTAGCAACAGGAACACGAAGCCGACAATCAGCGCCGCGCCGAACGCCATCATTTGCATCGTCCCCCTCCTACGCGTAACCGCGATTGCCGCATGTGTTCGCAAGCCGCTCCCGCTCATCCCGAGCCGTCATCCGCTCGACCCGGTAGCCGCTCTTGAACGGCCGCAGATGCATCCCGAACTCCGATAGCCTGTAGTGGCAAACGCAATTCGATTGCGTCTCAGTCAGAAAATCGCCCACAAACAAATCCCGCGCCCAAGGCCGATCGTCCGGTGTCTTCGTGTAATTCGTTGCCATCGTCCCCCCCCTACGCCGCGCTGCTGATGAAAACACTGATTTGGCGCTCGGCAACCCGCGCGTCGCGCTCAGTCTCGTAACCCCTGTCGTACATGGCAAACGCCGCCTTGTTCGCGAGGATTGCCGAAAACAGATCGCGGCGGCTGGTCATCAGCGATATGTGCCAGCGCCCGTCATTCATTTGCCAAACGTACATCGCTCATCCCCTCCTACGCCGCGCTGCTGATGTGAGGCAGTTCGCCATCCTGACGAGCCTGCAATTGCGTCCGACCCGTAAAGCCGAATTCCCATTCCGCCGCGATGTACCGCTTCCGCGCCCGATCCCAAGCCGCATCGGTCGGAGCAATCAATCGCTCGATCATCGGATGCACCTTCGCGAAATTCTCGCAAATGTTCCGCTGCGTGTGCCGCTCCGTGTACGCCACCAGCCAGCGCTTGCCGCTCGTGTCGCGTACCGCAATTTCGTACCGTGTCGTGTGTTGCATCGCTCATCCCCTCCTACGCCGCGCTGCTGATCGAACGCCGGCCTTGCTCCAGCCGCCAATCGTCGCCAGCAATCCCGTCATCCCGACCGTTCTGATAAATGTCCAGCATTTCGGTCGTCATGTGCGGGTAGCGCGTCAAAACCTCTCTCGCGCTAACCGATACGCCTGTCTGCTGCCCATGCCGGAAACCAAGCTCGAATGTCATCTGCCGAAGTGTCGTGTCCATCGCTCATCTCCTTTTGACAGGATGCATGTTGACACACTCGCGCAACAGACGCAACAACAAAATCGTTGCGCTCAACAGAAAATCGGCGTAATCGCCCTTCCCCATGCCAGCAGGTCGGCCAAGCAATTACTCGGATGAACTCGCCGATGAGATTTGCAGCCTCGTCCGAGATGGTCTGCCTATCCGCGAAATCGCGTTGTTCGACGGACTGCCAACAGACCGAACAATCTGGCGGTGGCTCGACGAGAAGCCGGAATTCCGTCAGAAATACGCGAGTGCCAAAGAGGTGCAGGCTGAGCGGCAAGCCGAGGAATTGCTTGAGATTGCCGACGATGGCCGCAACGATTGGATGGAGCGTCATCAGGACGGTGAGGCTGTCGGTATTGTCCCGGATCACGAGCACATCAACCGGTCTAGACTGCGGGTCGATACTCGCAAGTGGTTGATGTCGAAGATGCTTCCGAAAAAGTACGGCGACCGGACTTCGATCGAGCATTCCGGCGCTGTTTCGGTGGACATGCTGACGGATTCCGCGCTGTCGGTGCGGCTATTCGCCGAGCTTGTGGCGTTCGGGATTGCTGAGGATCAGGCTCGGGCGCTGGTCGAGGATCAGCGCGGCTCGGCGATCGAGCATGTAGCCGCGCAGGACGATGAGGGTTGACCTCGCGAGGAGTCAGCGGAGACTCCCTCCGCCTACCTATGCCGGTTGCGGTAATGTTTCCAATGACATAGCGCCTGACGGTAGCCGCTACCTATCATTATACCTATCATTGCGCAGGCGTAGCGATGCCTGACGGCGCCGACATTCGCCCCGTTCTGCTCAAGCCCAGCCCGGCTTTGCGCCCCCTGCTGTTCGAGTTTGCGCGGCGGCGGGAACGGCGGGAATGCGAGGGGTCGTTGCTTGCCTTCCTGGCTCGGGCGTGGCGCGAATTCGACCCGTCGCCGTTCATCTTCAACTGGCATCACAAGGTACTTTGCGAGGAACTGGAGGCGCTCGCGCGGGGCGAGATCAGGGATTCGGTGATCAACATCCCGCCGCGGACGGGGAAGACGAACATCATCTCGGTGGCGTTCCCGGCCTGGCTATGGGTGCAGCCGGAGGAGCGACAGGCGCCGCTGATGGGGCCGCACGTCCGGTTCCTCTGCGTTTCCTACGGCTCGACGCTGGCGGAGGTGGCCGCGGTCAAGATGCGCCGGCTGGTTATGGGGCCGTGGTATCAGGCTCACTGGGGCAAGCGGGTGCAGATCAGGGCCGATCAGGCTGGGCGCAGCGATTTCGGCAACACGGCCGGCGGTGAACGCATCTCGAATTCGATCGAAGGAGGCATCCTCGGGCGAGGCGGCGACATTCAGATCATCGACGATCCGCACAAGGTTGACGGGGCGGAGTCCGATGTCGAGCGGGATCGCACGCTGCGGGCGCTGGCGGAAGGTCTGACGACTCGTATCACCGACCCGAGGATCGCTGCGCGCGTGCTGGTGATGCAGCGGCTGCACTCGGACGACGCGACGAACCATGCGCTGGAGCGCTGGCCCGACCCGTCGCATGTCATGTTGCCGATGCGGTTCGATCCAGAGCGGGCGACGGAGGCTGATCCGCGGAACGAGCCGGGGGAGCTGCTGTGGCCCGAGGTATGGGACGAGGAGTCGGTGCTGCGAGAGGAGCGCGAGCTAGGGAGTTATGGCGCAGCGGGGCAGCTGCAGCAGATGCCGGTGCCGCGGGGCGGTGGGATCATCCTGGAGGAGTGGTGGCAGTTCTGGCCGGATGGTGATTTCCCGCCATTTGGCACTTGTGTTGCGGCGCTGGATACGGCGTACAAGTTGAAAGAGGAGTCGGATTATAACGCGTTGACGGTGTGGTCTGCGTTTGCGCATCCAGAAACGGACAAGCCGAAGGTGATGTTGCGGGACGCATGGCAGGTACGGGCGACGCTTGCTGATCTGGTGGCGAAGGTAATAAAGACATGCCTGCTCCACAAGGTTGATACGTTGTTGATCGAGGACTCGGCGCGCGGGTCCGATGTCGCGGACGAGATACACCGCTTAGTAAGCAAGCGGGAGATACACATCGAGCTTGTACCTCCGGCGGGCGATAAGGCATCTCGGCTTAGTGCGGTTTCGCCGTTGTTCGAGAACGAGATCATCTACGCGCCGGATCGGGAATGGTCGCAGATGGTGATTGATCAGGTGGCGAAGTTTCCTCGTGTGCGCCACGACGATTTGTGCTTCGTGGCAGGGACGGCTATAGCGACGAGGCGGGGCGCGGTTCCGATAGAGGAAGTCGTCGCGGGGGATTTTGTCGTCACGCCGCTAGGATGGCGGCGGGTAACGGCGCAGTCGGCGACAGGGGTTAAAGCGGTGGTCAGCCGCGGTGCGCTCTGCGGGACGGCTGGGCACCCTGTCTATACGTTTGATGCAGGATACCGCCACCTATATAGTATCAACTCAGTATCATTATTGAGCGAGTTGACGCTATGCGGCTTGATGCGGCAAATCCTCCCGAGACGGTGGAATTCATGGGTGTTGTCTACCGCCGCATGGGAGGGAAGCGGCGGTATTATCTCTCGCAATCCACGTCTAATGCGGGGCGTAGGGAAGCCAAAGGTTTGCACGTTGCCATCTGGGAGCACAAAGAGCGGCGCCCGGCCCCTCCTGGTCATGAGGTGCATCACAGGGACCACGATACGTTTAATTGTGATCCTGACAACTTGGAGTGTTTACCGAAAGGCGTGCATCGCCGCCAATCTAAGAACGTGGACGAGGTTGCGCAGCGAACGCATCTGGAGCGTATTCGGCCGCTGGCTGCTGTGTGGCACCGCTCTAACGAAGGGCGCGAGTGGCATCGAGGGCATGCAAAAAATAGTTTCCGGCAAGAAGGGGCGGCCAAGCCTTATTCGTTGGTTGTGCCAACTAAGCTGCTGTGCGATTGGTGCGGAAACGAATACAGCACAGTACAGCCGGGGGTATCAAGGTTTTGTGGTCAGCGATGCGCTTCGGCATGTTTGGCTTTTGAGCGTGGAAAGAATAAGAAAGTTAGTAGGTATTACGCTTCCGCTAGAGGAATTCGCTTTGACTGCACCTGCGAATGGTGCGGCACTATTTTCACTCCCGCCGATCAGCCAAAATCACGGACGCGAAGGTTTTGCGAGCAGCCATGCTCGTCTGCATTCTTCAGGTACAAATACGGCCTTACAAAAACCATCCACCCTCACTATGCAGCCGGTTTACAACCTGAAGGTTGAGGATGCGGGTTGCTACTACGCGAATGGCGTACTGGTGCATAACTGTGACACTGTGGCGCTGGCCCTGTCGTATCTCCGCAAGACGGGTGTAGTGGTGCGGCGCGAGGAGCATGATGATGAGGTTACGGAGCGGCTGCGGTATCGGAAACAGCCTACGGCGGTTTACGATGTCTAGGGCGGGGGGAAGCTCGGGGCGTTCGACCCCTGGGGTGCGGGAGGTGATTGCGGTTCTGCGGTTGGTCGGCGGATGAGCGAGGAGCGCTATCTCGGTCTTGCTCGTCTGCGTGCGGAGGGGCAGCCGACCAAATTCGATGAAGGCAGCAGCGGGCGTGATGAGCCGCGATATCCTGTCGGGCCGCCGGTTTATCCGCCGGACGCGAGCAAGCCAGGGCTTCATTGGCTCCGTGATTGCGTTGGAGCGCTAAATATAGCCGAGTGGGAAACGGAATGGGGTTCCTCGCGGTGGCTGCTATTTGGCACTGAAATTGATCGTAGCGCCGAGGAGATTGGGGCCGAGGGGTTCACCTATCACTCGGCCGTGATTGTTCCGGAGGACTGATGCCTAGCCGCCGGGTAAAGCGCCGCGCTGCGGCTGTTCGACGGCAGCAGGAGTGGCGGCACGCCATGAGCCGGCGCGCTCTGCCCGAGCCGGCTGACATGTGGATATTCGATCAGATCGAAACTGAGGTCAGCCTCGGCTATTCGATCGCGCGAGAGATGCTCGACAACAATCTCTACCGCGGGATGTTCGGAGCGGAGCCGGTTCCGGGCTTTAGGGCGAGAAAGTGACAGATTGATGACCGAACCCAACGGCGTGCCGGCATCGCCTTCCTGCGAGACGTGCGATTTCATGCGGCGAGAGGGCAATTCGATGCGGTGCTACTGGGACCCGCCGGTGCCGATGTATCTTGGACTGGTGGGGGGGCATGATGGCGGTGCGCCGACGCTGCTATCGACTGGGGTTTACCCCGAGGTGTATCCGGGGCGGTTTTGCCGGCATCATTCGGAGTTGCGAGGGGATGGGCAGCTATCTCCTGGGGTTGAGCGGTCGGCGGTTTCGGCGCATGAGGGAGTATCGCACTGATGGGTAAATGGCCCGGCGCGAACGCGGAACTGTGGCGCTCAAACTACCGATGGCCCCTATTGCCGGCCTCTGTTGCTGACATGCACTTCGTCCGTACTGGGATGTCGGCTACGCGGGTTGATGAGACGCCTTCTGGCGAGGATGCGCCCGATTTCCGCGACGCGGTAATTGCGGGGCTACGAGAGCGTGGCTGGCCGGAGCATGGGTTGGACGACAATGATTGCGTTGTCTGGTGTGGTACGGAGGGCGGCTCGGTCAGGTTTGGGCGCGGCGAGTGGGGGCATGTTTTTGAATATGGGACAGCGGACGGATCGGAGGGAGGGCGGACGAGCTTTGCGGATGGCGTGTCGCCTGAGCGGGTGGTTGAGGCGATTGACCGTATGCGCTGGGTGATTGGGCTGCCGGCGCTAGAGGAGGGGGGGGTCGTCGTCGTGCCGGTCGAGGCGACCTCGACCATGTGCAGCGCGGGGTCGGATGCCGCAGGCGGAGACATTGGAATCGTCGGTGCATCAAGCGTCTACGAGGCGATGGTGGGGGCGAGGCCGCGATGATCTTCATCGATCGCCGTCAGCGGTGCCTGCTGCGGTCGAGGCCGGCGGCGAAGGAAGACCTGGCGTATGTGCCGACGCGGTGGATTGGGGAATGACCTTCATTGATCGCCGGCAAGGGGTGGTGCAACGGCGATCGGCAGATGTGGTCAACGCAATAGATCGCGAGAAGGTAGCGGCGTTGATGATAAGGTTGTCGATTGCAACAGGGCACGGAGATACTATTGATGATCTTATCTCTGAATTAGAAGCCGCGATTGTGGATCGATGCGAGCGTTATTATGAGCGTGGGGTAGATGACGGCATCAGTCTAGTGACTGGGCGAATTGAAAGGGTTATCTGAGGTGTTCATTGATCGCCGTCAGCGGTGCCTGCAGTGTGGGAAGGTGCTGACGAGGCGGAGGCACAGCATAATCAGCGGCAAGTTTTGCAGCATGTCGCATAGCCTGACCTTTCTCCGTGAGCATGGGATCGCTGCGGGTGATTTGGCGCATCGACAGCCGGTCGAGGGTCGGCCGCAGGGGTGCGAGACGGTGGAGGCGTGGTTGCTGGCTGGGGGTCGGGTGTACCGGGAGGATGACCCGGCGCTACGGGCGCGGGGGATTGGGTGATGGGCGGAGTACGCAAGCGCGGCGTTGGTGCTGTGATGGGGCGGGATCGTTCCGTGGGGGTTTGGACGGCGCGCGGTCTGGCGTTGGCGCAAAAACATTTTCCCCCCGAGGTGCTGGCAAGCCTGCCGGTGTTTGTGTCTGGCGAGTGCAAGGGTTTGCCAAAAGCGGTTGTTGTTCGCCGTGTTTCGGCTGTAAATGGCCTCGCCAGCATTGGCTTGGCTGATCTCGCGGGACTGCTTTATATGCCGAGCGTGCCATGCTCACGGTAGTAACCTGGGTGGCCGAGGGGTCGGCGTGAATTACACGCAGAACATGACCTATCTCGCTGGTTATGCGGGGGATTCCGGCTATGTGACGGACCCGGATTTTCTGGAGATGTTGCCGATCTGGATCAACTCGGCGGAGCAGCGGATTCTACGTGATCTGGATTTGCTGTCTACGCGGGTTTACGACACGCAGGTTCCGACGATCAACAACAGGTTGCTGACGCTGCCGACTGCGGACGGGTCGTTCAACCTGATTGTGGCGTGTGGATTGATCGAGACGGTGAACGGGACGCAGTACAAGCGGGCGCCGCTGCTGCCTATGTCGTTTGAGGCGCTGTGCGCGGTGTACCCGGATGATCATGGGGTTGGGGCGCCGAGTGTGCCGCGGTATTGGGCGCCGTTCACGGCGGCTCAGATTGCGCTGGGGCCGGCGCCGAACCCGGTGGTGGGGGTGGAAGTTTGGCTGTACGGGCCGAAAGACCCGGCGAGTTTGAGCGTGACGGTAACTGAGACGTGGCTGTCGGTGAACGTGCCGGACATTTTGCTGGCGGCGGAGATGATCCTAGTATCCGCTTGGCAACGCCAATTCTCAGGCATGGCCGACGATCCTGCACAAGCTAGAAATTGGACTCAGGAATATGATAAGTTAATAGCTGGCGAGAACATTCAAGAACTTAGACGTAAGGTCGAGGCATCTGGATTCGGTACTCGTCAGCCAAACCCAATAGCTATGAGCACTACCGCCTAATGAAAATAGGTCCGATGCCAGACATCCACGAGCTTCGGCGATATCTCGCCTATGATCCGGCATCTGGATTGCTGAGGTGGATTAGCAAGCCTGCACGCGGGACGAATGCAGGAGCCATTGCGGGACGAATAGGCGTAGATGGGTATGCGGTTGTTGGGTTTAAAAAGAAAACGTATAAAGCGCATCGTTTAGCGTGGTTTCTTATGACAGGTGAGTGGCCTGAAACGATTGACCATATAGATGGAGATAAGGCAAATAACCGTTTGTCAAATTTGCGTCCTGCCACATATTCGCAAAATCAGGCTAACAAGGATGTACGGGGCGCCCATTTCTGCAAACGCAATGGTCGATGGCAGGCAGCGGTTAAAATCATGGGGCGTAGCGTTTGGTTGGGTTATTTTGACAATCCTCAATCTGCACAAGCGGCATACACAGAAGCAGCCGCTAGGATTTTTGGCGAATTCGCGCGACAGCCGAACCCAATAGCTATGAGCACCACTGCCTAATGAAAATAGGTCCGAGGGCTGTAATCTGCGACGGAAAGATCGTCGGCCATTTGACCGCAGACGAGGCGGAGGCACTGCGTTACCAGCCTCATTTTATTGTCGAGAAGCCGGCGACCTCGCACACCTATTGCGGCGACTGCCTGCAATGTCGCACCTATTGGCAACAGTGCCTCGATGAACTAGGCTTCGTGGCTGACGACGACCTCGCGGCGATCACCCGCGACATCGCGAGGGGCGATTAGCGGATGCCCCTCGTCTCCCTCAAGCTGAAAGCGGGTATCAACACGGTGCAGTCGCCGACGTTGAACGAGCTTGGCTGGTCGGCGGCGAGCAACGTGCGGTTTTTTCAAGGTCTGCCGCAGAAGGATGGGGGGTTTGTAGATAAGATTAAGGACCCGACGATAGGGATAATTCGCGCGTTGAAGGCGTGGACATCGACGGTGGCGGGGCCATTGAATTGGTTGGCGGTGGGGGGTACGGATAAGCTGGTGGTGTGGAATAGCGTGACAGAAAGCGATATTTCGCCGACGCCGTTTCCGGGGATAGCGTCCTCGCTGGTGACGATGGATAATTGGGGCGGAATTATTCTTGTTTGTTATACGGGTGGTCCTGTTTATGTGTGGACGCCGCCGACGATTACGGCGGCCACGAATGTAGCGACGGCGCCGCAGGTCAGTTCGTTTATTTTTATTGCCGTCCAACAGCAGATGTTGATTTGTTGCGGAGCGCAGCCGCTTGGGGGAGGCCCGACGACATCTGATCCGATGCTGGTGCGATGGTCGGATGTTGGAGATTATACCAGTTTCACGCCCACGGTCAGCAATCAGGCGGGGAGTTTTCGGTTATCGATTGGGTCGTTGATTACGGCGGGGTTAGTTGTGCCGGGGATGAACCTGCTGTGGACCGATTTGGCGCTTTACTCGATGCAGTACATTCAATTTCCGCTGGTATGGGGGTTCCAGCCGGTAGGGTTGAACTGCGGGGCGCTGGGGCCACACTCGGTCGGTGTGGTTGGTGGTTCGGTGTTCTGGATGAGTCGGAACCAGTTTTTTACGTTGAGCAGTGGTTCGGTACAGATGTTGGAATGTCCGGTTTGGGACAGTGTGTTTCCGAACCTGGATGTGGATGCGGCGGTGGGTGTGGCTTGCGAGACCGATAGTTTTTACGGCGAGGTGGGGTGGTCGGTGCCGCAGGTGGATGGATCGTTTATTTTTGTGCGGTTGCAGATTCAGACGGGGGCGTGGACGGCATCGAGTTATCATCATCATACGGCGTGGCTGGATCAGAATCAGTTTGGGGCGCCGCTGGGGGGGCACGAGGACGGGACGGTTGACCAGCACGACGTTGGGTACGACGCGGACAGGGTGGCGGCGCCGTGGAGTTTGACTTCGGGGATGGTGATGATCTCGGAGGGTGATGAGGCGGTTTTTGTACGGGACCTGATCTGGGATTTGGAGACGCAGGGGACGGCGCCGACAGCGAAGGTGATTTTGGAGTTTTACGATTATCCGAATTCGCCGCCGCGGGTTCATGGGCCGTACACGTTGACGGACACGACGACGGTGATTCATCCGAGGGGCCGTGGGCGGGGGGTGAGGTTCTTGTTTTCTGGGGATACGAGCAATGCCAATTTGGGGGCGTTTGTGCGCTTGGGGAATGTTCGCTATCGTGCGCAGCCTGACGGGCGGCGGTGATGCTCGATCTTCTTGCCAGGTTTGGAGGCGAGCGCGGGTTGGAAGACGCGTTTGCGGTGAATCGCAGCGGGTTGGAGCCGGAGGTAAGGGCGGAACTTGACGGGTTGCGCGGCGGTAAGATTTGGGAACGGGATCACACGGTTCGGCAGTACATGGCGTTGCTGGCTCGGCTGCTGGCCGAACCGTTTGATCCTGAGAAAGAGCACGCGGAGAAGATGGATGCGGCGTTGAGGAAAGAGTGAGTGGACATCAACGATGTAGCGATTGCGCTGCAAAACCTTGATCAGTTGATTGGGCGGCTCGTCACGAACACGGAGGGGTTGCCGGCTTTCGCGCCGGGGGTTTTTACTTATTCTGCCCCTATATCCGGGGCGACGGTGACGATGGCGCAGGGCGATCAGCGGGTTATCATTGATCCAGCGGGGGCTATCGCTGCTTTAACGGTAACGCTGCCGTCCGCGCCTCAGGACGGTAACACGGTGGAGATGATGACATCGCAGGCGATAACCGCGTTGACGGTCAATGCCCCTGGAGGCGCTTCGGTCAACGGTGGTGCCTTTATGTTGACGGCCAACGGGGGAGCCAGTTGGCTTTATCGTAGCGTCAACACGACTTGGTATCGGAGGTATTAGGGTGATACGGGCTATGCTTCACCGGTGGGGTGATTTTGCGGCTCGGCTGGGGGCGCTTAGTGCTGTGCTCGTGCTGGTCGCCGCGACGACGGTTTCTGGGCCGATCACGTTCTCAAACACGTTTTCGGTAATTGCCGGCACGGTTGATGTGGCGGCGGGCGCGATCACGAATACGATGCTGGCGGGTTCGATCGCGGCATCCAAGTTGATCGGGAGCGACATCGCAACGGTCGGGACGGTCGTTACGGGGACTTGGAACGCGACTACGGTAGCCGTGGCACATGGGGGCACCGGAGATACCGGCACAGCATGGGGTGCTTACACGCCGACACTCAGTTGCGGTAGCGGCACCCTCACAACATCGTTTGCATCGGGTGTCTATAAGACGCTTGGAAAGCAGGTTTGGGTGCGGGCGCAAGCAGTCCTTACGACGATTGGTACCTGTGCCCAAGTTACTATTGCGCCGCCAGTTACTGCTGACGTTAGTGCTCTGAACATTTCTCAGCTTATTGTCTGTCGTGAAACCGCGGTTGGCGGGTTTTTGTGGATGTGGGTTCTTAGCGGCGGCAATGGTGTTTTGTTGCGGTATGATAATACAAACGGCTTGTCAAATGGTATGACCTTTCAGTGCAATGGTACTTACGAGGCGAGTTAAATAGAGATTTTCGGGCACCTTAATTCGGTGAGGATCGGCTGATGCCGCTGCAAGCCGGTTTATGCATCGAATGCCAGTTGTTCTCGTCGCGCGCGAACCGTCGCGGCTCGACCCTTAAAATTATGAGGCATAGGAAGAAGAAGCGAGGGTTGCGCTACTTTGTTATTTTCGTCGGCGGCTAACATGGTTGCTAATAACGGTGCCAGTGTTCTCGCTCGTTCAAAATCTCGTTTTCTAGTGGGGGAATCTTGCCTGTGTTCTCGCTCATGGCAATTGGCGCATAACGTAATAAGATTACTTGCCCCGTCACCTGCATTTCGTCCATTTATGTGGTGAGCATGGAGAGTCCAGATGTCGTCTATCCCGCATCGTTCGCAAGCGAGTGTCCCTAATTTTATAATAGTGTAAGCAAAACATCTCAATCGATACGTTTTGGAACCAACTTTTAGGAGACTATTAAAAATGGATGCACATCGGCGCGAGCAAAAACGTCGCGGGCGCCCATTCATATTCTCTCGTCCTAGAATTATGTTGCCACAAACAACGCATGGAGAGCGTTCTATACATTCTCTGGAACAATATTCTCTGTTTTTTTTCAAATGGTAAACTTCAAAAGATTTTCCACAGGCTTTGCACGAAAGGACAACTCTGTGTTTTGCTGCCCACACACATTTGCGACAGCAAAAAATCTGGCGCTTGCCTTTCTTGCTATAATGACGGACGAATGGTGTGTCGCAGTTGGCGCATATATCCATGCCGCTACAGTAGGGAGTAATTAGTGCCACTACAAGCGGGAATTGCGCCCTCCGTAATAGGCAATAACATTCGCGAGATGATCGCCAGCGGACACCCTCGCGCCCAGGCTATTGCGGCGTCGCTGTCGAATGCCGATCGGCACCCGAGGATGGCATTCGGGGGGATCGCGCCGTGGCAGGCGCCGATGCCGCAACAAGGCATGCCGTCCGGTGCCCCTACGGGCGGTGTTGCGCCGGGGGGCGGGGCGATGCTGGGAAGGATCGTACCACCGCCGCCTGTGCAGCCGGGGATGATGCCGATGCAGACGCCTGTAGCGCCGCCTCCGGCACTCGGTCCCCCGCAGATGGCGCCGGGGATTGCGCCGTTGCCGCGCCCGATGGGCGAGCAGATGGGGCAGCCTACGATGGCGCAGCGCGGTCCGGCGATGGCTGAGGGTGGCGAGTTGTCGTGGGAGCAGGGCGCGAAGCTGGCGGCGCATATCGGCAACGAGCACGGGACGATCGGGTTTCTACATTCGGCGGTGCCGGGTCGAACCGATCTGATCCACGCGCAACCGCCGGTTGGCAGCTTTGTCGTGCCGGCTGATGTGGTGTCGGGCGTTGGCGCTGGAAATTCGCTGGCTGGCGCGGCGATTTTGCAAAAGGCGTTCACGGTCGGGCCGTATGGAACGACGCTCCCGAAGGCGGGGTCTGGCGGGGTCGGTATCCCGAAGCCGCCGCCGCGGTTTACCGGCTCGTTTCTGGCACCGGCGGCGAAGCGCGGCGGCCGGCAACGGAAGAATGAGGAGCATGTCGGCGAGCCGACACCGATCTTGGCGGCGGGGGGAGAGTTTATCATTCATCCGCAGGCGGTGCGGGAGGTCGGCGGCGGCGACCTGACCCGTGGGCACACGGCCCTTGATCATTGGGTTGTGACCAAGCGCAAGGAGATCGCGGGGACGATGATGCGGTTGCCGGGGCCGAAGAAATGATCAACGGCACGCCGCCACGCTGCCCGACAACCGTGCGGATCGCGCAGCCGCCGGACGAGCAACGCGTCTATGACCTGTTTATGATGGCGGCTTCTGAAAACGCGATGGCTCCGGTGTGTGAGGCAAATGTATGGGAGGCCATTCGGAACGCTACGAACAAGAAAGGTGCCGTGATTGGAGTAATTGATGGAAATAATGGTAACTTGGCCGGCGCGGTTGGGCTTGTCATGGCGCCGTTCTGGTATAGCAAGGAATGGCATTGCGAGGAATTACTTAATTTTGTTCATCCCGATTACCGTAGGGGCCAAGTGCATCATGCGTCGGACTTGATAGAGTTTGCGAAGTGGTGGGCTAACCAGTTGGGAATGAAACTGCTCATGGGAGTGCTGACGCATACGCGCACCGAGGGGAAGGTGAGGCTTTACCGCCGGCAGCTTCCCTATGCCGGTGCGCTGTTCCTCTATCAAGGGGATGCCTTGAATGGGTAAGGGCAGTAGCGGCGGCGGCACGAACACCGTCACGAACAATTCGCAGCCGCCCGCAGCGGTGATGGCGGCTTATACGGATGCCTACCAGCGCGCACAGAGCGCAGCGAATCAGCCATACACGCCTTATGGTGGGCAGGTCGTCGCGGATTGGAACCCCTACCAGGACCTTGCGCTAACTGAAGCGGGAACAAACTCGGGGAACTGGCAACCGTTTGCGAATTCCGCCCAGGATCAGCTAGCGCAGGCGAACCAGCCGCTTTACAACCAGACCGGGCTCTACATGAGTCCGTACATACAAAGTGTCGTCGATGCGACGCAAAACCAGTTCAACAACCAGAACGCGATTCAGCAGGCAGGGATCGTCGGCAATGCCGTCACGCAGGGCGCGTGGGGCGGTGATCGTTCGGCTGTCGCGCAAGCGCTAACGGCGGGGCAGCAACAGACCGCGCAGGCTCCGGTCATCGCCGGGCTTTACAATCAGGGCTATCAGCAGGCGATGAGCGCCGCCGAGGCGCAGGCATGGCTACACAGTCAGGCGGCGGGGCAGTACGGGCAGCTGGGGACGCAGAATTTCGCCGTCGATCAGGCGACGTTGAACCAGCTGATGCAGTTTGGGCAGTTGTCGCAGGCGCAGCAGCAGGCGCAGCTCAACGTGCCGTACTACCAGTATCAGGCGGGACAGGCGTACCCGTTCCAGACCGCGGGCTTCCTCGCAAATGTCGCGGAGGGGATCGGATCGGGGATGGGGGGGTCGTCGAGCACGACCTCGCCGGGACCGAGCACGTTCAGCCAGATTGCCGGCGTCGGGATCGGTGGGTTGGGGCTTGCCGGTGCGCTTGGGTTCTTGAACCGCGGCGGTCGAATCCCACGACGCGCTCCTGGTGGCTTTATTCCCTACCAGCAGCCAGACCCGATTATGGGTGGCGTGCCGGATATGTCGGTCTCGATAGTGCCGAGTGTCCAGGGCGGCGGTGTCCGTGGAATGGGGCCGCCGAAACCGCCTGCAGTGCCGAGCACGTCCTCGACCGGGCTTGATCTCAGCCCGAGCGGGATATTGAAACTTGGAAGTCAGAGCGGTGCATTTGGCGCGAATGGCTGGCTGACGGGGATGCGGGGAGCTGGCGGGCAATCGCTCAGTGGCCCGACCGATCTTACGAGCGCGGGGAATTACGGCGGCGGCGGCGATTGGTCAACCGGCGGCATTGTCGGGATGACGGCGCGCCCGTATGTCTTGCCGCAGTACGATGAGGGTGGTGATGTCAACAGTATTGAAGGCAAAGTCGTCGGCGAGCCGATCCCGCTTGATTCGCTGGACACAACCGAGCCGGCTGCTACAGCAGTTCGCGCCGGGATCGCCCCCACGCTGCAAGGTATTGACCCGTCGCTGAACGGGATCGTTAAGCGCGAAAGTGCCGGTCGGCCCTTCGTCGGGTACACGTCGCCCGAAACGCTGGCGAGGACAGGTCATTATACCGATCTCAGCAACGCGCCGGTAGACGAAACCGGAGCACCGATCTGGGATGGCGACATGGGGCCAGCCGGTGTTTCGACTGCGTTTGGTCCGGCGCAGATTACTCGGACGACATGGGCGCCGATCGCCAAACAGTTGGGGATTACCGATTGGCGGGCACCTGGTGCCTATGCGGCGGTGGCGAACGCGCTCCATGCGCAGGAAGGCGATGCGCCTTGGGCTGCGTCGGCGCCCGGCGGTGGCGGGGTAGCGGGTCGCCGCATCCAACTGGCGCAAGCCAATACGGGGATTGCGAGCGATGCATCTCCTCCGTTGATGGGAAGCGGGATCGATCCGCGCGATTCCGTGACGCCGGCAGCGACGGAAACACCCTCGCGGTGGGATAATCTGACGCGAGCCGGCGTCAATCCGTGGCTTGCTGTGGCGGCGGCAGGGTTCGGCATGGCGGCAGGACGCTCGCCGTCAGCGCTCCAGAACATCGGCGCCGGGGCGTTGGAGGGGATCAAGTTCCTCGAATCCGAGCGGCAGTCGGGGCCGAAACTCGCCAAGGAAGCCGCAGAAGCCGAGCTTGCGAGAGCGCAGGTTGGCGCGTATCGAGCGCAGCAGGTGTGGACGAAAGAGGGTGCAGTTGACAACATCAACAACCGGATCACTGCGGCCGGAAAGATTGTCGGTGGCAGCGGAGAGAGCGTCGCCGTCCCCTCGCCAACGGGCCAGGGAGCCGTAACCGCACCGGTCGCGGGCTCGGCAACAAATCCGGCGCCGGTAACAGGCGGGACTACTGCCGCAGCGGCTCCGGTAGCGCAACCCGGCGCGGCGGCGCCAGCGGCTCCGCAAAACGCGGCTATTCCGTACGGAGCGGCGGATCAGGCCGGGACACCGGCATGGTACGACCAGCAATATGCGGGCATCCAACACGACATCGACCGGCTGCGCACCTTCCCGGCGATGCCTAATCAAGCGCTTCAGCTGCAGGAGCAGATCATCGCCAAGAACGCGCAACTCGTGCAGTTGCGGCAGCATGATCCGCGAGTTGTGGCGGCAGAAGCTGCGGCGAAGATCCAGGGCGAAAACCCTGGGATGATTCAGCGCGCTGGAGGAGAGCAGCAGGCTAAGACCGCAGAAACGATCGAGATCGGTGGTCCAAATCGCTCTTATGTTTTGAAGGGGGGCGTTCCGATCGCTGCGCTGCCGCAGGTCCGCACTGTTATTGATCCCGTTACCGGGGCTGAACATCAGGAGTATTACACGCCCCCACTGCCCCAGCAGATGGGGGGGGTGCCGCAACCTGTGATGGGACCGGGGGGACAGCCGGCGCTGTTGAAATTAGGTCCGGCGACAACAGAAGAGTTGAAGGGGCGCGGCGAGAAGGCAACGGTAGAACGAGAAAAAATAATCACCGATGCCGAGAGCGCTCGGGCGCAAGATGCTATCCTCACTAATATGGATGCCAACGCCGACAAGTTCTGGTCTGGTAAATTCAGCGATTTTGCCGGTGATGCTAAAGCATACCTGCGGATAATCAATCCAGCCTACAACGATTCGGTCGCCTCGCGTGAGCAATTCGTCAAGGATGCCGGAAATCTTACCCGACAGGCTACTCATGATGTTTCGCCGCGAGCGGCGTATCAGGAGGTGCAATTTATTCAGAGTACGTTGCCAAATCCGGAGATGTCGCCGTTGGGTATCCATCGTGTCATAGGAGAACTGCGTGGTCTCAACGATTACAAGGCTGCGAAAGCGCAGGCGTTGAACAGTTGGATGGGACAGCACAGCAACAGCGCGCTTGGCTTTGAGGACGCATGGCAGTCGCAGCCGCCGGTTACGCCGTACACCTTCGTCATCGCACGGATGGGACAGCCGGAGCGGCAGCAGCTTTTCGCGAAGTGGAACCAGACGCCGGAAGGGCGCGCTGAACTGCAACGCATCAGGGGGCAGATGACCGCGGCCTCGCAAGCCGGGTGGCTGCGATAATGCCTTACGCGGACGCCCTGTCAGATATCGACGCGACACTGAGCGCACCGGGGCAGGGCGCGGGTAATGCTGCGCCTGCACCGCAGCATCCGGCCATTGCCGATGCGGACGCGGCGCTTGAGGGGTACACGCCGCCCGAGGCTCCGACACCGAAATACAGCGCGGCAACTCATGTGTTGGCTGGGGCGAATACCGGGTTAGTGGCGTCAACCCTCGGAATGCCGGTCGATCTTGCCGCCGGGGCGCTTAACCTTGGCTACCGCACGGCTCGCGGACTTGCTCACAACATCACGAGTCCGTTTTCAGGCGAATCGCCAAGCGATTGGCTGCAGACTGAAAAACAGATAGCCGCGGAGCCGCTCTATACCAATCCAATCGGCGGCAGCGGCTGGATCAATCAGCAGATGGGGCGGGTCGGCATCGGCGAGGCGGGCGTGCCAGCCGTAACCCCGGAGGAACACGTTGAACAACGTGTCGGCGAAAACATCGGCATGATGCTGGCGCCGAATATGATGGGAAAGGCGCGGCTGCTATCAGGAATCGTCGGGCGTTCGGCGCGTCCGCTGGAACAGGCGATTTCTGCCGGCTCGCTTCCCGCCAATGCCGCGATCGGTGCCGCCTCGGGTGCGGCAGGCGGTATCGGTGAGGAAATGGCGCCGGAGCCGTACAGGCCGCTCGCCTACATGGCAGGCAATCTTGTGGGCGGCTTCGGAACAGGTGCGCTGCTGGAAGGGGCAAATGCTGCGGGTCGCGGCGCGCGTTATCTCTACCGCAGCACGCCGCCGCTGCGGGGTTCGGCGCGCGAGACAGCCGCAGGAGCTGGTGCGACCGAACGGTTCATGGCCGCAACAGCCGACCCCGGCGCCGCAATGCAGAACATCGAAACCGCACCGCGCGAATTGGTGCCGGGATCGTTGCCGACAACGGCTGAACTATCGGGCGATGTCGGATTGCTGGGGGCGCAGCGCGATCGTCAAACGCAATCGCCTGAGTTTGGTCGCGATGTGCTGGAACAGCGGGCCGCGGGCGACACCGCGCGGATGGGATACCTCGAAGGGCAGGCACCGGCTGCCGCCTCGATCGAGGATACGCAAAACTACTTACGCCGCTATCTGGCTGATCTCGATACGACGACAGAGAGCGATGTCGCGGCAGCGCGCCGCGGCGCGTCGGGATCGATGCTGACGATGCATCTGACGCCGGAAGAGGCGGGGGCAGCAGCACGCGGCGCGGTCGAGGCTGAACGGGCGCCAGAAACGGCGGCGCTGACTTCGGCGGAACAGACCGCAGGGGCTAATCTCAACAAGGCGACAGGTCAATTCGGTGGCGTGGAAGCGCTTGGCAGCCCCGAGGAACGCGCCTTGGCTCCGGCCGGGTACGGTGCGGCCATGCGCGAGCCATTGGCTGCTGCCTATGCCACGGAACAGCAGCGTTTGCGTGCCATGCGGGAAGCGATTGATCCTTCCGGCACGATGGGGATGCGACCGGACCCGATCAAGACAGCTGTTTCGCAGATTGGCACGATGTTTCCGGCTGAGGGCGGCGCAACGCTGAGCGGTGCCGAGCGGAATCTGTACAACACGGTCGGTGAATGGGGCAACCTGATCCCGGTCGAGCGGGCGTTTCAGCTTCGCGCCAACATCAACGGCAGACTGCGAGGGTTACAAGGGTCGGACCCGCAGGAAGCCTTGCGTTTGGGGATTTTGAAGCAAGGGGTAGATCAGGCGATTGCGGAGGCTGCTGCCCATATCGATGTCGGTGAGCAGGCGGGGGTCATTCATCAGGGAATGCCGGGAATAACCGCGCGCATCGGAGACCTTGCAAACCAGGGGCAGGTGGGACCATCTTTTGCTCGTGATGTCGCCCGAGCCTACGCAGCAAATCCCGCCGCTCTCCGCGCCGCAGGACGAGACGAGACAGGGCGTGGAATACTTGAAACAGCAAACCAGCCAACTGAGCCGGTACGAGCGGGAGCGATACCTCCGGGTGGTGGAAGACCTGGCGAAGGAAGCGGGGGACTTGGGGGTGGTGCGAGCGATCAGGGAATTCCGCAAACTCCCAGCCTAACCCCACTCACACCCGAAGCCCGCGAGCGGTTCGCCGAATGGAATGCCGGCTACCGCCAGATGGGGCAGACCTTCCGTGGCGAAACTCCCGGCACCCTGCACGCGGTCGGCAAAATCCTCCAGAAAGGCGGGGCTTACGACAGTTACCGCCTAACCGATGCGGAGGTGCCGTGGATTGTTGCCAACAAAGGCGCGAACGCTCGGCAGGCGGTTGACCGGTTTCTTGCGGCGGCACCGGAAGAGGCGCACGGCGCGCTTGATGACGCGCTGGCGTTCTCGCTGCGACGAGCGGCGCAGAAGCCGGACGGCACGCTCGACCTGTCGAAATACGAGACGTGGTTGAAACAGTACAACGGGGCGCTTTCGGCACGTCCCGAGCTGGCCGCCAAGTTCAACACGGCAGCCAAGGCGCAGCAAAGCCTTGACGATATCCGGCAATCGCTGGCGCAACACACCCGCGATCATCCGCTGAAACCAGGCTGGTCGGATGCCGGATTGCTGCCGCGGTTTTTCCGCCCCGGCGCGGAGGGGGCAACCGGGATGCGGGAATACGCGCGCATCACTGGCGGGCGACCGGAGGCATTGGATGCGGCGACTGACTATGCGGCGTTTTCGTTCGCACAGGCGGCGGTTCGCGACGGCGAGGTCGTGCCGGGGAAGGCTGATACTTGGCTGAGAACACATGAGAGCGCGCTATCCGAAATGCCAGGGCTGCGTGATCGTTTTGCCAATGCTACGGAGGCGCAACGCTCCGTAGAGCGAGCGATTGAGGCACATCAGGCGGCGCGGAATGAATTTACCAAATCGGTAGCGGGGATGTTCCTGCAAGATGACCCTGCGCGCGCCATCGAGCGTGTTTTCGACGGCGCGAACCGACAGCAGAAAGCCGCGCTCCTGATGAATTTGACGAAAGGCGAGGCGGCGGCACAGGAAGGTTTGCGGCGGGCAGCGGTCGATTATATCAGGCGCCGTTTTGAGGGTGCGTTGACAGCCGGGAGCGAAGACGGCGCGTTGATGCCAAAGCGGCTCAGTAATTTTGTCGATCAGAACCGCGATGTTCTCTCGACACTGTTCCCCGGTCGGATCGGCAACTTCGATGCACTCGTGCGCGATCTCGAACGCTCCAGTCAGGTGGCGCGAGCGAAGGTCAACAAGGGCGGGTCCGATACCGCCGAGTTGACCGCAGGCCGCGGGCACGGCGAAGGCCACGGCACGGATATCGGAACAGCAACCGCGGCGATCCTCGCCGAGCGGATGGGCGAGCATGTCGGACATCACCTGAGCGGTATTCTCGGGCCGTTGGGGCATATCTTCGGAACCGCGGCGGCGGCGGGGAGTGTCGCCGGCAAGATCATGTTTAGCCGGGCGCGGAATGCGTTACAGGCACGGCAGGATGCGTTGTTCGATCAAATGCTGCTCAGTCCCGATTTTGCGCTGGAGATGAGCCGCGCGCACCCGATGAAATCGGCCGCTGGCGCTGATGGCGCGGCACAACGGTTGCGGGGACGGGTAATTCAGCAAATGATCCTGTCGGCTCGCGGTGCCGGAATCGGAGGTAATGAAACGCCGCCTGCGCCTTCGAGAGTTCCGGGGTTGGCGCGAGGGGGCGTAGCGCGGCATGTATCGGGGAAGAAGACGAAGATTAAGTCTTCCCCTGTGCCTAATGCGCGACTCGCGCCTGACGGTCGGCATTATGTCGCTGATCCGCGCCGGCCGGGCAAATATCTCATGATCGTATAAAAATGGTAGACTTGATCCCAGTAGAGCACGATCCGTTTGCGCTGCTGGCGCCGGTAGATCACGACCCGTGGGCGCAATACGTCGAGCCGCCAGCCGCAGGACAGCGCCCGATGCCGGCATCCGATGCGGGAACGCAGGATGTGCCGACCGCGCAGGAGTATCTACTCAGTCCGGCGGGGCAAGCTGCGGGGATGGCGCTCGCGGCGAAGGCGCGGGGCGATATCGGCGAGGCGCAGAACGCGCTTTGGGGGATGACGGGCGTTCCTGACATTCAGCAGGGCGCGCAGGCATGGCAGCGGGGCGAGTATCTGCCGGCGTTCGGGCAGATGGCGACAGGGGCGGCGCAGTTGGGATCGCTGGCTGCCCCGGCGGCGAGAGGTACCGCGTCGCTGGGACGCGAGGCGCTCGGTGCTGTACCTGGGGTGATGGGCGATACGGCGGGGACGCTGCGGCTGTTTCACGGTTCGCCACACGATTTTGATGCGTTTGACAGCAGCAAGATCGGGACCGGCGAGGGCGCTCAGGCTTACGGACATGGGCTATATTTTGCGGGAAATCCCGCGGTAGCTGAGAGTTATCGCCAGCCCCCTAGTCAGGCGCCAGTCGGGCAAAGTTCATATTCTTGGGTATTGGCGAAGACCGCCGCCAATAAGGCGACCGATGCCGGGCTTGTGGGGGATGATGCCAAACAATCTGCGCTAAATTGGTTGAATGAACAAGCGCTTAGCCGGCCGAATGATCGTCAGGCAGCTTATGATGCCATGAATAATTTTGATGCATTGTTAGCACCTAAAGGCCGCATGTACGAAGCCCAGATCAACGCGGATCCCGAGCACTTCCTCGATTGGGATAAGCCGTTTAACGAGCAATCTCCACAAGTCAAAGCAGCAATAAATGGGTTAGCCGATAGCAATCCGGTTCTTCGTGATATAAAGGGACCAGCAGGTTCCGACTATTACAGGTCAATAGCTGAGGGATTAGCTAAAAAACAGCCTGAACCGCCTCCTGGCTGGACCTCCGTTCCAGGTGGTCCTGTTTCATACGACGCCCAAATTCACGATCCTACGGCAGCGGCAAATGCCCTCCGCGACGCTGGCATCCCCGGCATCCGCTATCTCGACCAGAGGAGCCGAGGTGCAGGCGAGGGAACGCACAATTACGTCGTGTTCGACGACAAGCTGATCGACATCATTAAGAAATACGGCTTGGCGGGTTTGATCGCGGGCGGCGCGGCAACGGTTGGTGGTAGCCCAGCGGGCGCAACGCATGTTATCCCGGTCGCGCATGATCCTTTCGCCGGAGCGCAGCCATGAGCGATATATAGGCGAGCAAAATGCAGTCAGGTTTAGGCAGATTTCAGCCCGTTGTGGTGGATGGTGGCGTTGGCGAACCGCGCCTCCCGTCGTCCTCAACGGCAGAATTGACGCGTCTGCACGCCATCGCCAACGATGTCAGGAAGATTGCCGACGATATCGACCCGCCCGAAGATGACGACGATGAGGGGCCGAAGCCTGAATTTCTCCGCGGCGAATTCGATGCGAACCTGGCCGAGCACGTCGATCCGATGGTGCTCAATCGGCTGGCTTCCGATCTCCTACAGGGGATCGAGGCTGATCTGACCTCCCGCTCGCAATGGGAAAAGATGGCCGAGAAAGCGATCGAATTCCTCGGGCTGATCTACGAAGAGGCCAGCGGACAGGTTTCGGCATCGGGGAATGTGTCAAAGGTTTGGCACACGCTGATGCTGGAAGCCTCGATCACGTTCTGGGCGAATGCCCACGCTGAGTTCCTGCCGGCTGATGGCCCGGTCAAGGTGCGGGATGATAGCACCCAGGCGGCAAAGCCACGAGGGATCGGCGACAATGGTGGTCCTCCGCTGGATGTCGCCGAGGCAGGACAGCAGAATCAGAACCGGGACGAGACCGCCGAGGATTTCGAGACTGATTTCAACCACTACCTGACGACCGGCGACCGGCAGTATTACCGTGATTTCTCGCGCATGCTGTTCTCGCTGGGGCCGATGGGGACGCAGTTCCGCAAGGTCTATTACAACCCGCTTCGCCGGATGGCGGTTAGCGAATGGGTCAAGGCAGAGAATCTGATCGTCAGCAACGATGCAGTGCACCTCGCGACGGCGGGGCGTGTCACCGAGCGCATTCCGATGCGACACGCCGATGTCAAGCGGCTGCAATTTATGGGATGGTGGCTCAACCAGCCGCTATCGCAACCAACCGATACGCCGACGACAATGGAGCGCGTTGTCGGGCAGGTCGAAGGCATCCGCCCCGGTGCCGAGCTTCCTGCCGATCATCGGCACACGATCTATGAGTGCTACACAGAAATCGATCTCCAGGGGTTTGAGCATACCGACGATGAGGGAAATCTGAGCGGACTTCCGCTACCGTACCGGGTAACGCTCGACAAGGATTCGCGGCGTGTTCTCGAAATTCGTCGCAACTGGCGTGAAGACGACGACGCAATGCAGCCGCGGTCTCGTTATGTGATGTTCGGGCTGATCCCCGGTCTCGGGTTCTACTATCTCGGGTTTGCTCATATCCTCGGCAACACCGAACGGGCGCTGACTGTTCTGGAGCGGGAGATCATCGATGCCGGGATGTACGCGATTTTCCCCGGCTTCGTCCACGCCAAGGGCACGTTCCGCGCCGATTCGACACAGATCAGGCCGTCGCCGGGCGGATCGCTTGAGGTCAATGTAGGACTGAAGAAGTCGATCAACGACGTGCTGATGCCGATTCCGTATCGGGACGTGTCGGCGAACGTCATGGCCCTGGCTCAGAAGTTGGAGGATAACGGGCGCAAGCTGTCGCAGGCGATCGAAATTCCGGTCGGTGAGGGGACGGCGAACATCCCAGTCGGAACCATGATTTCCCTTATCGAAGAGGGTACGAAGGTCATGGCTGCGGTGCACAAGGGCATCCATCAATCCCGTACCGAAGAATTCGAGATGCTGAAAGAGTTGATCGCCGAAGACCCGTCACTGCTGTCTCGGTTCAATAAGTCGCCGCAACGGTTTTGGCAGACCGCGGAGGAATTTCAAGACCTCGATCTGGTGCCGGCGAGCGATCCGAATACGCCGTCGCACGTCCATCGTGTGATGCGCGCGGTGGCGTTGGGCCAGGTCGCGCAGATGTTCCCGGACTTGATGAGCCTCCCGAACGCTTCGGGCAAGCCTATCCGTGAGGAAGTGCTTGAAGAGATTATGCGGGTTATTCGGGTGCCTGACCCGGCGCGGTTTACGCCGGCACCAGGAGCCTCGGCACAGGTCGGCACGCAACCGAACCCGAAGGCGCAGGATAACCAAACCCGTCTCTCGGTAGCGCAACTGACCAGCCAAGCGAAGTTGCAGGGTGATGCAATAAGAGAGCAGGGAGCGGCAGCCGATCGAGCTAGCAAGGAGCGGATAGCCTTGGCCGGCGAGCAAACAGAGCGTATTAAGGCTTCTGCTGATGCACAGGACGATTATGTGAGGATGCACGACAGCGCGGCTGAACGGGCGCAGGATGCGCAATTGGCTGGCGCTGATTTGCAGCACAAGGCTGAGCAGAACGCCCTGGATAGGGTACACGACCGGACGAAGATGGCTTTCCCCACGACTACACCGCCGAGGGCTTTCTGATGAGCGATTTCGCCGAGCTGCGCAGAAAAGAACAGAGCAGCGCCGAGGATTACTGCCGGAAGGCTGGGTACAAGTCCGGCGGCGGCGTCAAGTCGGATGCCGCGCAGGATCGCGCATCGATCGCGGGAGCTGTGCATAAGCATGAGCGCCACGATCATCCCGGCGAGCCGCTGACCAAATTGCGAGGCGGCGGGAAAGTCGGCGGCAGCAAGGCAAAGCCTCGGCTTGATCGTTTCGCCCGCGGCGGCAAGGTCGGTAAAGGACCGATCAATATCATCATCTCGACCGGTGGCGGCGAGCCGGAACGCCAGATGGCGTTTCAGCAGGGGGCCAAGGTCGGCGCGGCGGTGGGCGGAGCTGCGGGGGCACCGCGTCCGCCAATGATGCCGCCTCCCGGTGGGCCGGGAATGCCGCCCCCTGGTGCCGGAATGCCGCCGGGGGGACCGCCACCTATGGCTGGGCCGATGGCTCCGGCGATGGCTGGAGTGCCGCCGATGGCTCGCCCGCCGATGAAGCGTGGCGGCTCGGTCAAGGTCAACACCGTTGGCGGTTCGGAAAGCGGTATCGGTCGCCTCGAAAAATCCGGGATGGATGATCTTGTGCCGGTGAAGGCGCATGCGCGCCGCCGCGCTGGAGGACGTGTTTGATCCCTCTTCCCGAGTTTGTGCACCGCTTGCGATTACAACTGGATAAAGCAATCGCCGAAACTTCCGAGGGTCTGCTTGGCGGCGATCCTGATAATTTTGCCGACTACAAGATGGCGGTAGGCCAGATTGCGGGACTCAGGCAGGCACGACAGGAAATTGATGATCTAGTCAAAGCTGTAAATGAGGGAGGATAAGTGAGTAAGGAACTTTTTGCTACATCAGTACTGCACAGAATGGTTCGGTATGATGCCAAATCCGAGATTATGACAAGTCTTGGCGATATCACTGGCATTGAACTATTCGGGACGCAGGTCATTATCGCGCCATACATCCACAGCGGCGTGTTATGGTCGTCTCGGCTGGAGATACCGGCAGATTCGGTGTTGTCGTCAGATAACATGGCCGAGCTGATCAAGACCGGCAAAGGGCTGGTCACGCACAAGTTGTCAGTGGAAGACATCTTTCAGGGGAAGGTGGCGCTCGTCGTCAAGATCGGCCTTGACGTTGATGTAAGCGATCCAAAATACGGCGATAACCCGCTGAAAATCGGCGACTGGGTTTTTTCATTACAGGAAAATACGCGCGGTGTTTCTCTTTGCGGCCCCGGAGCTATCAAAAGTCAGGTTTTGGGAGCGCTGAATGTCGATTACACGGGATACCCGTGCAAGCTAATCTATTCTTCTGACATTTACGGCAGAGTTTCCGATCCCAACGTGCTGGTGTAACCGATGAGCGATGTTCCGAACGGCGACCTCTTAACCCGCCAGCCGGGGACGGCTACTTCACCGCCGCCTGAACACGATAACTCCTCGCCCGAACAGGCTGTCGAGGAAATCCGCGCTCAACTCGACACCGAGCGCCGCAGCCGCGAGGCTGCCGAGGCAGATGCGCGCAATGCGACCAGGGAGGCGGCTGACGCCAAGGCGCGCGCCACGGCAGCCGATACTGGTGCATGGGCAGCGCAAGAGCAGGCGGTTGATACCGGCCTCAAAGCGCAGGCGTCGCTCGTCGATCAGGCGAAGCGGACGATCGCCGAGGCGACGGCTGCTGGCGACGGTTCGGCCGCAGCCGAAGCCTATCAATTATTGGCCGAGGCCACGAGCAATCTCGGGCGGCTGAACGATCGCAAGGCGTGGCTTGAAAGCCAGAAAACGCAACGTCAGACGCAGCCGGCTCAGCAACCCGCCAGCAACGCGGTGCGTGTTACGACGCCAGGCGGTGCGATGGAGGTTGATCCGGCATCGAAGCAATGGATGGACGATCATGCGCGGTTTTACACCGATGGCGCCTACTACAACCACGCCGTCGCGGCGCACTCGACGGTCGTTGCGGATGGCATTCAGCCTGGCTCTCCGGCCTATTTTCGAGCGCTGACCGATCAAATGCAGCGGTTCGAGCGGTTCGAGGCGTATGAGCGCGGCGAAGCGCAACCTAACGGGAATGGACAGCAGCCGATGCCTCAACACCGATCACAACCTCGCGCCTCCTCGATGGGGGCGCCGGTCTCGCGCTCTACGACGCCAGTTTCTCGTGACGGGACGCATGATCCGCTGGCGATTGCCCGCAAGATCGGGGCGAATGTGACGGTCGATGATTTGCGGGAGTTTGCTCGCGTCAACGGTTACGGACGGGACGAAACCGGATTTCAGCGCTACCTCAAGGATCAGCAGGAGATCGCTGATATCGAGCGAACGGGGGGCGATACCGGCTTGCGGGTTGACGGGGTGTACCGATGACACCCTACGAGGTCCGCAATCAGATCGCCGTCGAGCGGGCGCTGATCGACGAATCGAAACTGACCCGGCTTGCGTTGGCCCGCGAGCGCCGGGACCGGATGATCGCAGCAGCATTCGGGAGCGTTCCGGCACCCGATGGCTATCGTCTGAAAACGGCTTCCGTATCGATCGAAATCGACAACGAGACAATTGATTTGACCGCCGATATGGAGAATCCAAATGAGTGATGATTTGATTGGCGGTCTGGCTGACAAGCCGAAGCGCAGCCGGGGGCGCCCCGCGTCGCGGCGGGAAGCAACTCCGATGCCGGCAGAGCGAGAAATGCCGGTAAGTGCACGCTCTCCGAATCCGACCGACGATCTCGAAGCCTTTATTGACGGCCTGGGAGACGGCAGGACACTGACCCGCGAAGGCCGGCGCGGCGGTGCCGATACGACATTTGAAGTCCCACAGCAGGGGCGCCGTCAAGGCTGGGATTACCAGTGGTGGGTGACTCATGTGACGGGGCAGGAGGAAGACCCGTCATATTTTGTGCGGATTCAGAATGGCGGCTGGGTTCCGACCCCGGCAGCGCATTTTCCGCAGCTCTGCCCGGTCGGCTGGGCGCGCAAGACAATCGATCGCGAAGGCCAGCGGCTTTTTATGCGGCCGCAGCGGTTGACCGACGAAGCGAACGCCGAACAGCGGCAGATGGCTTATGAGCAGAAAGCCAATCGTCTTGCAGCGGCGCAATCGGGCGATTCAGGGCGAGATTTTGCTCGCCGTGTCAATCTCGACGGCAGCCCGGCGGCGCAAATCGATGTCGATATCCGCCCGCTGATGTAAGTATTTGCTTGACAGCGCGCGGAGGCGCGTCTAGCTACCCTTCCAACGGGCTACATTTCGCGCTGGAATGTGCCTGATCCTCTAAATCAGCGAACCGATCCCGAGGGCGCTCTGAGGGGGTAGGTCGCGGCAAGGACAATGCCGTGGCAACTCTCACACTCGCGCCGTTCGGGTTGCGCCCGATCAGGGCGCTGCGCCCTTCGGCGGGGAATTTCAGCGCTAATCTCTATCATATTAAGGCGGGTACGTCCGGGGCAATCGGATTCGGCGATCTTGTCGAAACCCGTAGTGGCAGCACCGTCTATGGCTATGTCGGCATCTATACTGCCGCCGACACCCATGCGCTCGGCGTTTTCGGCGGCTGTCTGCCGTATTTCGATACGGTCTTGCAGCAGGTCGTCAACAAGCAATGGTACGCCGGGACCGAGAGTCCATCGGGTGATATTGCCTGCCTGATCTACGATGACCCGACGATGGTGTTCACCGCTCAGCTCGGCGGAACAGACGCATCGAACCCCGGCAACATCCTCGATCGCGGCGGCAATATCGATCTGGCGCAGAACGGGTCGCCGAATACCACCACGGGCATCTCGACGGCTTATCTTAATGCCGCGACGTTCAACCTCACCACGGCGACGCTCCCGCTTCGCATCGTCGGCATCTCGCAGATGTTCCAGCCCGGTTACGACCCGGTTGGCTCGTTCTTCCTGCCGACCGCCGCCGGGCAACCCACCAACAATTATCTCGATGTCGTGCTCAACACGTCTGAGTACCGCACGAGTACCGGCATCTAGGAGGGCTGAGATATGGCTATCACGACAGGCCAAATCCCGGCGATGCTTCTGCCGGGTGTTCGCAAGATCAAGGGCGACTACCAGCAGATTCCGACACAGTGGTCGCAGATTTTTGCGCAGTCGCACTCAGACCTCCAGGTCGAGCGCACCGTCTCGGCACGCTATCTGCCGCTCGCCGGTCTCAAGAATACCGGCATGCCGACCAACTTCGATCAGGGTGCCGGGCAGCGTTACGTCTATTCGCACATCCACGTCGCGATCGGCCTCGGCTACTCGTGGACCCGTGAAGCGATCGACGACAACCTCTACAAGCAGCAGTTCGATCCGACGAACCTTGGCCTGATCAAATCGTTTCGCCAGACGAAAGAGATCATCGCGGCCGATGTCTTCAACAACGGCAACGTCGTCAATCCGGCGATCGGCGGCGACGGGCAGGCTCTGTTCTCGACGGCGCATCCGGTTGACGGTGCCAGCGTCCCGAATATGCCGACGACGCAGATGGGTCTCAACGAAGCCGGGCTGCTCTACCTCAACAATCTGGTCCGCCGCTTCCGCGACAATGCCGCGCTGCTGATCGGCGCGCAGGGCAAGAAGCTGGTGGTTCCTGTCGAGCTTCGCCACACCGCCAAGCGGCTTCTCGAAACCCCACTCCGGGTTGGCACCGCGAACAACGACATCAACGCGATCAAGGAAAACCAAGACCTCGCCGATGGCTATCTGGTCATGGACTTCCTGACGAGCGCCTTCGCGTGGTTCGTCTGCTCGGATCAGGGCGGCTTTATCTATCTCGATCGCGTGCCCTTTGAAACCAGCATGCAGGTGGACTTCACCACAGACAATCTGTTGGTGAAAGCCTACGAAAGATACTATCTTGGCTATGACGATTGGCGTGCCGCTGCCGGAACATTCCCGAGCAATTGAGCCATTTTTGCTCTTGAGATAAACCACAAATCGGTTATCATGGAGTGTACGAGATAGCCGATAGGTGAGAAGGATGGACGAGGAACCGATGCGGCGGGTCGAGGACAATTCGATGTGGGAACCGAACTCAGGCTGTCGCCTGTGGCTCGGCGCGTCGATCCGCGGCCACGGCGCTATCAAGTGGCAAGGTAAATCGGAGCGTGTGCACCGTATCGCGTGGGCGCACGCCTGCGGGCGTGAACTGCACGAAATCCCGAAGGGGCTTTTTGTGCTGCACAAGTGCGGAATTGGCGTGTGCTCAAACCCTGATCATTTGTATCTCGGCACGCGTTTGCAGAATGCCGCTGATCGCCGGGCACATGGTGGTTATCAGGGCGGCTTTCAGGGGAGCGACCCGCAGCGTGTTTTCGATACGCCATTCAAGCGTACCACGAGGCCAAGCTTTGGCGTCCCAACCGCTGAGGAATTGCGACGAGTTCTGGCTTACGATCCGAACACTGGAGATTTTCGGTGGCTTGTTCGCGAAGACCGTGAGCGGGATTGGAACACGCGGTGGGCTGGCAAGGTAGCGGGCGCCATCCTGCCGGTCGGCTATCGTTACATCAATGTCGGGAGCAAGCTTCAGTTAGCGCACCGGCTGGCGTGGCTGTGGATGACTGGATCGTGGCCAGCGGCGCAGATTGACCATATCAACCGAGATCGGGCTGACAACCGTTGGGTGAACCTGCGGGAAGCGACGAACCAGCAGAACCAACTTAATGTCGGGTTGCGCTCGACCAACGGATCGGGCGTCACAGGCGTTTCGTGGGACAAGCGAAAGCATCGCTGGTACGCGACTATCACCGTTGATGGTCACATGAAGAACCTGGGCCGATATGAGGACATCGCCGACGCTATCGCCGCTCGCCAAGCTGCTGAGGCTCGATATCGAGTGGCCGCCTAAAATGTTTCCCGCTACTGTGAAGAACCGTGAGGAGTAGCGAAAGTGCCTTACATGCCCCTCATGGATGAGGCGATCTGATGGCGATTACTGGATTTTCCGGTCCGTTGGTTAGCTATGGCCTTAGCTCGTTTGGCGCGGCGATTGAGTCTACCGTGAGCAATCCTAGCCAGTCGCCGTCGATCTTTGATCAGGGCATTGGGATATTGGACCCGCGCGTCCCGTATGCGTACCAGCCGGGTCGTTCAAACGATTCGTTGACTGGTGCGGACCCTGGCGCGTATGGGTGGTGGGGAACGAGTCCTATTTGCATCTGCAATCAGGTGCCGTCAACCCTCAGCACGGTATCGATTGCCGCTGCGCAGGTTCCGGTTGCTGGGACGAAGCTAACCCTCGTATCGGCCACGGGCGGTGGGATTACGGTCGGCACGTCGATCACCAGCGCTACGACCAGGTTGGCGGTCACGGGGCTACTCGCCATCGATGTGGCGATGGCGCCGGTACGAAATGGTTCGTCAGGCGGCAATCTGTTCTGGGACCCGACGAAGGCGTTGGCTAGGACGCTGCAAATTCTTTCGGTCGGCGACGACCACTTGGCGACGGTCACGGTTGCTGGATATGATGTTTACAGCTATCCAATGACCGAAACGATTACGCTGACCAATGCAAGCACGGCGACAGGCAAAAAGGCGTTCAAGTACATCACCTCTATCACGCCAGCGGGGACGCTATCCGGCGCCAACATCTCGGTGGGACAGAGCGACACGATCGGCCTCTTGATGCGCTGCGACCTGTTTCAATTCCTCAAGATTTACTCGCCGGATACGACGCTGATTTCGGCGACGACTGGCTTTACCGCCGCTGTCACGACCAGCCCGGCGACTGCGATAACGGGCGACGTTCGCGGGACGTTTGCGCTTCAGACGGCATCGAATAACACGCGGCGGCTTGTGATCTTTCTTGAATTGCCGCTGGCAAACATCGGGACGGCGGCAGGTCTTGTCGGCGTTACGCAATTCTAGGTAATGAACCCGCTCCGTATCTCGTACAAGCTCGCGGCAGCCGTCAGCAATGGGTTGGCGCAGACGCAGAGCCTTGGCGCGGCCGGGAACCTGACGCTAAACGGTTCGCTGGTTACTGGCGGGGTGGGGACGCTCGATAGCGGCGGTGTCGCGCGCCGGGTCGTGATCACGTCAGCTGCGGATGATTCGGCTCTTACCTGGACGATCACAGGAACAGATCGCCTTGGTATCGCGCAAACCGATACCGTCAGCGGCGCGGCTGTCGCCGTCAAATCGGCGCTAGACTTCAAGACTGTTACACGGATCAGAGGTAGCGCCGCCACGGCTGGAAATGTTATCGCCGGCACTGACGGCACTGGCTCGACGCAATGGTTCATCCGCGAATGGATGTCGATGGGGGCGCTCGGCGTCCTGATGTATTTTGCGCCGGGGGTGACGGCGACGGCGAATTTCGAGGTCACGTTGGATGATCCCAATGTGATTCAGGATTTGACGCCGTATCAGGCATCGCCGGAGTCGCAGAGCGCTTACCCGCCGATCGCTGTTTCGCCGACAGGCTGGTCCGCATTGAACGCGTCGAAGATCGACACGGTAATCGTACCGCATTTCGCGTGGAGGATGACGATCACTGCGGGGACCGATCCGGTGGTGCTCCAGGTTATCGAGACTGTCCAGGCTCGCGAAGGCTCTGGTCAAGGAGGAATATGATGAAGAGCGGCCGACACATGAAAGCCGATGGCGGCAAGGTCATGGGCGAAGAAAAGAAAAGCGCTGTCCCCGAGGACGAGCGCACTAAGGCGATGATTGCGCGCGAGGAAGAGGTGCGCAAGCACGGCGGCAAAGTCAAGGGCCATGCCTCCAAGCCTCGCCTCGACAAGCGCGCCCGCGGCGGCCGGATGACACCGAAAAGCCCGTTCAGCGGAGCCGGTGACGCGCCGAAGATGGGCTATGAATCTCGGCTTGACCATATCGATGTGGGGGGCAAGGGAACGTCCCAGCCACACCCTTAGCGACCGGCGGTCGTGCAAATTGGATCGCCGGGGCTGTCACGCACAAAGGCGCGCTGCATCGTGAATTGCATGTACCTGAAGGCGAAAAGATACCGGCGAAGAAACTAGCCAAGGCGGAGCACTCTGACAACCCGACGCTGGCGCGACGGGCGCGCTTGGCGAAGACACTGAAATCGTTTCACTGAGCGAGGTCTCCGATGGCTGATTTTACCACTCTTGCGCATGACTGGCTCGTGCGCGTCAACGACGGCTTCCACGTCGCCGAGTACCGGATCGAGAACGCGTCGAGCGAGGCGGAAGCGTTTAGCCGAGCCGCAACCCTTTGGGCTACCGGCGAAGGCAAGCAGCCGCACGGTGGCGATCCGGGTAATCCGAAGGTGCCGATGCCTTCCATCGATCAGGCGCGGGCTGCCACGGGCGGGCTCAACGCACCGTTGACGGCTGAGGAAACGGCTCGTCTCGCTGTTCTGAGCGGTCAGGAGACTCGTACCCCGGCGGAACAGGCGGAGATGGATGCGCTGGATGCGCGCCGGCCGCTGACGGATGTGGAGAGAGAGCGCCTTGGCGTTCTCCGCGATCAGGTGACCCGCACGCCGGCAGAGCAGACTGAAATGGATGCACTGAGTGCGCGGGAGAAAGTCGCGCCGGTCGGCTCTCCGCTGACCGATGACGAGAAAAAGCGTCGCGATGTGCTTCTCGCCATGACCCCGCGGACCGCGATGCAGCAGGCGGAACTTGACGCGCTGCTCGCCCGCGATAGCCAACCCGCTCCCGTCGCGCCGGTAGTGTAAGCGTGCAAGATGCCTCAAGGCGTTCCGGGTACGACATCGGGGGCGTATAATTTCCAGCTTTCCAACGGGGAGCTGATGCTTGAGGCATGGTCGCGGTGTGGTATCCGGCCGACGCAATTAGAGGTTCACCACACCGCAGACGCATCTCGAAGTCTGAACCTTGCGCTGCAAAGCTGGACGAACAAGGGTCTTAATCTCTTTGCGCTTGAGCAGCTTGTCGTCGAGCTTGTGGCGGGTCAGGCAACCTATGTGCTTCCGCCGGAAGTGATCTCGCTTGCGGATACCTATTACAACACGATCCTCTCGACGGGTCAGGGACCGGACATGGATGCCCCGCTATATGATCCGTCCGAGCCGATCGTCAGCAACGATCCGCAGGTTGTCATCACGGGGAGCCAGGATCGGTGGTTGCGGCCGCGAGGTCGCGCCGATTACGCACGTATCCCGAACAAGCAAATGCAGGGGTTGCCGACGCTATTCTGGCTGGATCGATTGGGGCCGCCGTACCGAACGACTATGACGCTGTGGCCGGTGCCCTTTGTCGGCTACCCGAGCGCGGCGGTGACGTGCTTTGCGTTGCGGCAGGCTCAGGACGCCAATCTGCCGAATGGCGAAACTCCTGACGCGCCCACGCGCTTTCTCGATGCGCTGGCAGCGGAACTGGCATGGCGCCTGGCACGGAAATATGCTCCGGCATTGATTGGTGCAGCGGGTGCCGGCGGACTGCTGGACGACCGCACTGAGGCGTGGGAGTGGGCTACGGCAGAGGACGTAGATAAGGGTGCCCCCGTTATGGTGTCGCCGGACCTGTCAGGGTACTGGAACCTCTAGTGGCCTACGCCGATCGCGCGCACCAGGTTAGGGTTAATCCTTACTCGCCATCAGCGGCGGCAGTTTGTGATTTTTGCGGCGGGTGGTTCAACAGGGTAAACCTCCAGCCGCAAATGGAATTCCAGGGTTCATCTTTGGCGGATACCGGGTTCCGTGCTTGCTGGCAGTGCTTGTCTCAGCCGCAGCCGCAGTTGAAGCCGGTCATCCTGCCGCCCGATCCGGTGCCGATCAACGACCCGCGACCGGAAGTGGCACAGAGCGGGTTGGGTGAAATTTCGGGGCAGCTGCCGTATCCGCCGCTGTACGGCAATCAAAACGGTTTCGCGTTGATCGTGGGGCCGCAGGGTTCTTCGATCGATCAGCCGGTGTTGACTGAGCTTAACCCCACCGCGCCGTTCAAGCTGCATCCCGAAGTGATCGTTTCAGCCTTTACGGGGTGGGGACTGCCGGCACCGTCTTTGACTTTTCATTCGGGGACTATAGCGCTTTCGGGTGTTGGGCAGCAGGCGATCCCGGCTAATGCCAACCGGACTTATCTCCTGATCTATAACCCGGCCAACGCAGTTCTGGCGGTTGCACAGGACGGGTCGCCGACGCTCGGTATCTCTACCTCCAGCATTCCAACGATAGCGATACCGTTTCCTCCAACGCCGGTAGAGGCGAAAACGGTTATGGCGGGAACCGGAACGGCGTTGCTGCAAAATGCCGGCTGGACGCCGCCATCGGCTGTCTGGTTGGGATCAATTTGGGTGCTTGGTCTCGTGTCTGGTGCGCCCTGGTGGATTTGGGAAGGTTAGATGCGGCCAATCCGTATAGCGGCACTTGGGCTCTTTCTGGCTGTCATCGCCGGAACGGCCTATTCCCAATCGACGATCGATCCAAACCTGCCGGCATCGGGGTTGCCGTATAGCTCCACGCCTATCCGCAATAATTTCCAGGCGGCGATAAACGATATCAACGCCCTCTCAAACGATATCAATGACCTAACGGGGATGGCATCGACGCTGGCAACGCTGAAAATCCCCGGAACCGATGGCACTTGCGCAGCAGATGATACAGCGGCGATTACCGCGGCGATTGCCAGGGCTTACGCGAGAGGCCCAACTAAAGGTGGGATGGCCGAACTATATCTCGGGAACGCCTGCTATCTGATTGGCGGAACAGGCGCCGAGGTGTTGCTGTTCCAGCACCCGATTCACCTCTGGGGTCCGGCGACATTCCAGATAGCCGACACGACGGGCAGCGCGACAGACATTTTCCACACCAAGCCCGCCGCGATTGCGGATAGCGGCCCCTGGCTGTTCGAGGATTTTACCGTGATGCCGAAGCTGCTGGGCAACGGCAACAGCGGCGTCGGCTCGGCCGGTCACGATGTCTTCTTGCTCGACACCTCGGCCTCGACCGGGTTGCAACTTGAGCAGCCGACGATCCGCAACATCACGGAAATCACCGGCCAGAACGGCGTCACCGGTGGCGAGTTCATCCGCGCCGTGACGGCGATCGGGCAGACCAACGGCCAGATTTTCCGGGGCATCTTTGCCGACAACCACGCCTATCACTGCATCGATCTGTCGGCCAGCGTCTCCGACAGCAACCGCATCGAGCGCAATACGATCATCGCCCCGACGCCGGGGGACACTAATTGCGGGATTAAGCTGCAGATGATCAGCGGTGCCGGCAATGGCGTTGTGCAACGAAATAATGTCTCCGCCAACGGCGGCAACATAATCTCGGGCGGCATCAATATGGATGTCTCCTTCAATGAGTTCGAGAACATCTACACATCGACGGAAGCCAACAGCACCCAGCTTGACTTGCCGGCAACCACGACGCTCGACTCGGTGTGGGTCCACAACAACCAGTTTCAGTCAGTCGTCAGCGTCATCGGCAAGACCACGGTGCAGTTGACCTCTATAACCGGGATCGCCGCTGGGCAGTCGGTGACGGGGACCGGCGTTCCGGGTGCCTGCACCGTGAGCACGGTTTCGACCCTGCCTCAGAAATGGGTTTACCTCTCCTGCTATCAGACCGCCCAGATCGTCTCGGGGGCGACGCTGACGATCGGCGGCGTGGGGTTCACCGTCGCCAAAACTGCGGGGCAGGCGAGCGGGGTCAACATCGGCGACGCAACCGCGATCCGTAACACGGCGACGGGCGCTGTCCTCGGGCCAAATCGCTTCGGCTCAACGATGGGCTCCCCATACATTACCAACGTCTCCCCGACCACCGGCTGCCTGCTGATGCCCGGTAACCTATTCCTGGGGGCGGCTGTGGTGATCTCCGATACGGGCGGAGGTTGCGTAAATCTCGCCACCCTCGGTCAGGTGGCCAATTATACGCCAACGCTTTCGTGCAGCGCTGGAACGCTGACCAGCGCCGCCGCGCAAGGGACTTATTCCCGGATGTCGGCGCAAAGTCTGGTGACAATCACCATCGCCATTACGAATGCGGGCACCTGCACGGGGTCGGTTTTTGCCACTCTGCCATCCACTATCGTATCCGGGGCAGACAATACGTTTCTCATCGGGCGGGTGATCGGGAACAGCAAGGCTGTTACCGGCCTCTTGGCTGGCGGGGGCAGCCCAGTCGTTGGTGTTCTTTACTATGATGGTACAACCATAGCGGCGAATGGTGCCAACGCCGCCCTTTCCGGCTGGGTGAGGACATAGCCGTGAAGTGGTTGGCAAACAAGGAGAGATTGATGCGGAAAATTATTAGATACGGGCCGCTGATTCTCTTGCTGCTGGCGCCGGGGGTCGCAGATGCGCAGCAGGCGGTGACGACATACCCGGCACCGTGGTCGCAGGTCGGGAACACCGTCTCGCTTGCCGTGACCAATTCGACCGGGAATGTGAAATTGGGGTGGGCATCGGTTACGCCGGCTCCAAACCCACCGCCTCCGGCCCTGCGCGTTTGCAATACCGGCACGGTCGCGGCTTCTGTCGCCGTGGGCGGCTCCTCGATAACGGTGGTGGCAACCACGGGTATCCCGGTGAGCGCGGGAGCGTGTTCGCTGATCGCGCTCAATGGGGCGACCTATGTTGCCGCGATTACCGCGTCGAGCACGACGACGATCACGGCGCAGACCGGAACCGGGACCCCATACGCCGGCGATTCAAGGGGAACCGGCGTCCTTACCGGATATGCGATCGGGAGCCTGCCCTCGGGGACGATTGGGATGCTTGCCTATGTTACTGATCAACTTGGTGGTTGCCCGGTGATTGGAGCTGGGCCGACTCCTGGTGGGGCAGGTAAATGCCGAGTTTGGTATAATGGCTCGGCCTGGGTGGGGGATTAGCGGCACCCAGCGTTCCAATTGGTGTGGCCCTGCAATCCGCGCCTGCGCCTGGATAAAGTTTATTCCAGCCATCCCCAAAGAGTTCGCCTGTGTATACGAGAAATTGTGCCGTTATGTACCATGAAAATTTCGGATATTTCGGTCTGAGTCATCCCATTTTTCAGCATTTCCCTAATTTTAAGGACATGCTCTGGCTTCAGCACATGAGACGCGTTGCGCATTCCACGAGGCGCGTTGCCGTGCCGAATTGTATCGGCACTATTTTCGGCGGGAGTCGCCCATCTAAGGTTGCTCGCTGCGGGATTAAGCTTGTTGCCGTCCCAATGGGCAACCCCATGAAATGGGGTAGGGGCAGCCCCGTGGAAAGCTGCGCAAACAAGAGCATGTATTTGCTTACAAAAATTCTTGCCATCGCGCCTCAGCGTCACGCGTGGATAGCCCCTGATGCCGAGAGGAGTTTTAAGAATTTTGAATCCATACAATTTCCGGCTTCTCACGCGCCCGAGGTTGCTAACTTCGTAACCAGGGAAGTCAGCGACGCCGCGCCATTCTTCGGGTATAAGGGTGTCAGCCATTCCGCCCTCCTCCTGTGGCGAGATTTGGTTAGGGGCGCCGCGCCGGAGGCAAACCCGGCGCCGCGTTCCGCACTATAGCAGGAGATTGGCATGGCGCTCATCCTCGAAATCGTCCTGATCGTCTGCATGCTGCTGTGGCTATTCGCGGCTCTACCGGTCCCGGCCTCGTCATGGGCCGCACCGTATCACCCGCTGCTCGCTTGGATCAGCGTAGCGATCATCTGTTACTTCATGTTCGCGGACGGGATACCGGCGCGCCGAGCGGGAGCCGTATCGCTTAACCCTAGCACTGCGCTCTTTTCAACAGATCAGGTTCGCCCTTGGATCGGAGAGGGTGATATATGGAAGAATGTAACTTTTTCTAATCGGATGGGAACGCTAAATTGAACCTGCTCCTCGTCTTAATCGTCCTGATCATCCTGTTCGGAGGCGGCGGGTTCTACTACGGCGGCCCGGCTATGGGCATCGGCCTCGGCGGTATCCTCCTCATCATTTTGGTCATCTTACTTGTGACCGGCCGGCTCTAAATGCGCTGGCAGCCCCGGCCAGTTCGTATCGAAGCGATGGTCAAAACGATCCTCGCCAACCAAGGCGCAATCCTCGCTCAACTGGAGAATATCATGTCCGACCTCTCACACCTCAACACCGCCCTTTCCGACCTGTAAACCGAAGTCGCCGCGATCGGCACGCAGATGGACACCCTATTCGCCGACCTGAAGGCAGCCATGGCCGGCGGCGACCAGGCGGCAATCGACGCCGCGACGGCGGCGCTCCAGGCTCAGACGCAGGCGCTCCGGGACATCGGCACGCGGGACACGCTGGCCGCGCCGGCGCCGTAACGCATTTTTAGAGTAATCGCCATGCCGTTCGATGGAACGCCGCCGCTCAACGACGGTCGCGCGGTGCTGATCGAGGCCACGCGACTACTACGCAAGCACGGAGTTGCGGCTGGCGCGGGGTATAAAAGGGGGAGTTACTGTCCGATGCAGGCCATCCTCGTCGCAGCCGGCTCCAGGGAGAGTTGGGCCGCGCCCCTGACGTATTGGCCCGCCGACGCCAGACAGGCCCTGGCCGCGGTGTCCCGCGCCGCGGGGGTGACTCCCACGAGGCTGTGGCTATGGAGCGACGAGTTGCTCTGGTTCAGGAAGACCCGCATCCTGCGGGCGATGAACCGCGCGCTTGAAATCGTACAGTAATCCGCCATGAGGTTCGTGAGGCTCTGGCTGATGGCCGTGTTTATCGTGTTCGTCGTCCTCGTCCTCACGTTCCTTGTAATCGGGCCGCTCGCTACTCTCGGAGAATGAACATGAACCGCCTTACCCTCGCCGCCGCCCTCGCCCTGCCGCTAGGCTGCCAGCAGGCGGCGCAGGTGGCCGATACGGTCTGCACCGATATGGCGGCGATGCCGCCGGCTGCCGCTGCGGCGCTCAACAGCACCGACCAGCACAGTGCCCTTGGCATTTACTGGCTTGACGCCAAAAGCGCCTGCCTCAACGGCGTGCCGACTGTGGGGGTATCGGGCGACTGGCGCGGGCAGATGTGGCAGGCTGTGAAGATGCTGATCCCGCAGGTGTTGCCGAGCTTGCTGCCGATGCTGGTGGGGCTGCTGTAAAGGTTACACCGCGAGCCTTTCCTGACGCGCTTCAGCCTCGATCCGGCGGCAGGCGATATCAAACCAGCGCTCGTCTTTCTCAATGCCGATAAATCGGCCTCTCTGCCGCAGTACGGCGACGCCTGTTGTGCCTGACCCCATGAATGGATCAATCGTCAGAGACCCCGGCTCCACAAGCGCGCGGGCGATGCGCGCCATGACAGCGATCGGCGTTTGCGTCGGATGCCCGTTCTTCTCGGCGTTGCCGTGTCGGAGCGCATCCCTATATGTTAGACCCCTAGAACGTACCTATCAGGTATATAGGTAATTTTGATAGGTACGCAAGGAGAACGCGAATGGTCGCGACTGTCTTGCCATTCCATAAGCGTAAGCCGCGCAAACCCTTGGCGAAGGACCTTGCGCGGCGTGTTCGAAAAATGCTTCGGAAAGGGAAGATGGTAGTAGCTCATCCGCGTGTGAAAGAGCGGTTACTTTCCCGGGGTATTACAGCCATGCAAATGCTAACGACAATGGACGTCGCGGCGCGGCTTGCGGTGATGCGGCTGCGTCTCAGCAAGAACCCGGGCCGCGATGTTTGGCAGTAGCTGCTCGAACGATTCCTTCAGGCCCGTGCCGACCGGAGCCGGCTCCGCGACCGGCACCTCGGCAAAGTCCGGGTCATCGCCCGGCCCAAGTAGATCGAGCACAAACGCGATCTCGCCTCGCCGCGCGGCTATCATCTCCCTCCGCTTCTCCAGCACGATCATGTCGTGCCGCGCCTCATGGGAAGAATCTGTCCGGGCGGCTTGAGGGCATCCCAGACGATCGTGAGCTGCGCCAATCACCGCTCCTTTGCTTTATCTATAGCCTGCAGCCGCTTTAGGCGAGAGGCGGAGATTTTCTGCGAGGCCGCCAGCCTCCGTTTTAACTCCTTGTTGTCAGCCTCGAGCGAGCGCGCCTGCCGCCCCTCCCATGATCCGTACACCAACTCCCTAGCCGCATCGACGCCAAAACTCCGATCCCGGGATTCATAACGAGCACAGAAATGCTCCGCCGATGCTTCCACCCATGCGGGATCCGCAGTGCATTGCCCCTCCACCCATTTATCGTTGTCCCGGATCCACGCCTGCACCGCATGAAGACCTACGGTAAATTCTTGACCCTTATAACGGGGCTTCCAGCCAAGAGGGATTGTGGGAAGCCACCGACCGCAACCCAAACAGCAGCGCCCCATTCACCGTCCCCCGCCCATCATCTCATACGGCACCCGGCAGCCCTCCTGCCCCGGCCGCGGTCCCCACCCAGGCGCCCAGATGCGGTTCTCGCGCCACATACCCAGCCGGCGCCGCCACAGGTCGGCCTCGTCAGGTTCGGGCGGCGGTTCGTCCTCGTCCTCGGCGAGCTCGGCGCGCATCTCGTCGAACGGGTCGATATTATCTTCGGCTGCGATCACCTCTTCGGAATTCTGGGTGCCTGCGTTAATTGGGTCACCAAGCAATAGATCGCGTTCGATGCGCTCCTCGCGAGTCAGCGGCTCTTGCGCACGATCCGGCTCCGCGTCAGGGTGCGGGTCCACCTCGACCCCCATCACCCGCAGGAGATCCGCGGTCGCCTGCATCTGCATCTCCGCTATCTGCGCCAGGCGCGTGAGGTGGTCCGTCAACGCCTCGATCTTGGCGGTCAGCGACGCTACCTGGTGGTCGACGCGGGTCTTCATGATTCCTCCGGGGGAACGTCTCTTCCGTCATCCGTCGCCTGG